TGAGTCCGGGTTCGTGTTGTAGGCCACATGGCAACCGTCCGGCTTTGCGCCTGGCGGCTGGTGTTAGGAGAAGACTGCATTTAGTGGCATCTATATTGAACAACTCAAGAGACGTGTCCTTGCAACCATGAAACTTCATAGTAAGGGCATCTTCATAGTTCATTGTATCTATGTTTCCGCCCCAACTACATTTCATCATTTCAATATGATTGTAGTTATCCTTGATGTTTTTGAGCGCCCAATTCCAAACGTACCTGCTGGCCCCAAAACAGCGCGATAAATATTGCTGTTGGTCCGCTGTTGGATAGATCCTGAATTTATACGCTCTCAACATAGAGAGTCTATATGCGTTATGAATATAAAAAGGTGGCGGTCAGAGATCGAATAATGTTTTCTGTTTAGAATTTGATTCTTCTTTGATCCAGTTGTAGTGTATGGCCTCAAATATGCGATTTATAGGCGGAATGAGCTGCTTATTAAGATAGTACTTCTTATTGATATTCAATCCTTTTTCGAGGGCATACGATTCCAGCTCAGTTAGATCTGAAATCTTTTTAGATCGACCTTCGACCACATAATAAGCTATTCTATCTCCAGTTGATGGAGTAGGTTCTCCTCGTTCAATGGCTCGTTTGATGGCTTCTATATGGGGCATCATTGCTTTGTAGCCATCTATTGGGCGGGAGAACTTCTTGGTCAACAGGAGTTTTTTAACTAGCTCTGGATCATCGTTGATGGAGGCAAGATTTTTGATTCGCGCGACTTGGGTGTTGGCGTAGGCAGCGGCCTGTTTTTTGTCACCCGTTGATAACAGGATGTTTATTATTTGCTCCAAGGTTTCAACTGTGTAGGCGGTGAAATCGCGACGGCGGGTTTCAATCCCCCGCATTTTGAGTTTGAATTTACCATCTGGCACAACCAACCTCATAGCATATCGCTTTTTCTTTAGGAATACCCCTCGGTCTGAGTATGCTTCAAAATCTAGATTCATAGGCGGTGGCAATATAGTAGCCATCTCATCATGTATTTCTGTTGCGATCTCGGACGCAATATTATAATCACAATTTAATTTATTTATTTTTATAAATACACTGTCCGTGTCTCCTGCTATCACTTTCAAGTCATATTTCTTATTGTTTTCTATTACTGTTTTGGTTTTTAGTAAAGTATCTCGCCCCACAGCAGTCACACTTTGCGCCACATCAACATCATATAATCGAGATCGTTGATATCCAAAGAACCCATAAATGGAATTGAGAAGTATCTTATACGAGTACTGCATGTTATCATAGCGATCTTTATCAGCTTGGTTGGTAGATTCTTTCATAAGTTTTTTATATTTAATCCTCTCGTTAAATAAAGTTTCCAATATTTTAGGAACTATACCAGGTTCAATATTTGCAAATTTTATACCGTTCACCGTTTCAATATATTCATCACATTGTTCATTTTTTATAATCATTGTTGGACAAATGTTGTATGCTCGCATGATAGATGGGTACAGCGATGTAAAATCCATGACTATTATTTGTTCATGAAGGCCTGTTTCAGGATCTATTACAGTTGCCCCGGTGTACCCAACCTCACCATCATCTTCATCTTCATCTTCAATTTTGGGCCGCATATTCATAACGCGACCATGTTTTCTAAACTCGCGAATGATTAAGTTGTCAATAAGTTTAGTCTGGCCCAAATTAACTACATCTTGAAGTAGCGTCCCACTCACAGTAGATATTGCAATATATTTATCAACCAGTTTTAAGTCCAATAATAACCTCATTACAAGTTCAGCATCGCGATCAGAATAAGCAATAACCCGATCCCAATCAGATCCATAGTTATCATTATTATCATTATCAATAGATTCTCGTCCATGTAGATACGCCTCTCTCATTTCCTTGGGGCTAACATCAAGCTTCTCATAATTGACCAAGGATGCAGCCGTAGCGAGGTTATAACGGTTCAAACTGTAGTTGGCCCGGATGATGGGCAATAGATCAACTACTACTCGGCCCGTAATCGTGACATCCACCCCACCATCAAATCTGTTTCTTATGTACCATTCGCGATTGTCGCGCGTGCATTTTGGAGAGATGCCCAGCACTTTGCACCGGCCCTGAAGATAGGGAAAATCGAACTGGTTAGTGTTGTAGCCTGCTATGATGTCGGGATTGTACGCATTGAATAATGATAGAAATGTGGTTATTAGATGGTGCTCATCTTTGCAAAGTATTACGGGGCACCCCTGGTAGTTGGTGGGTTTGGTAGATAGAACCACCCTATCATTACCCTCAAATTGGGGCGAGAAGGCCATTGAGATGAGGATTACGGGGTCTTTGTCTGATGTAGGCATAGTACCCTCGGGCGGGACCAAACACTCTATATCGAAGCTACAATAGCTTATAGGGGCATCCTCCCCGCAATCTATATCGGCAAACCCTCCCAGCCCATTATCTATAAGCCATCTGTTTTCGTAGGGTATGTCCGCCTCATATATCTTGAAGATGTTGGGAATGCGGCTTACTTCTTCGCGAAGTTGGCGAATATCCCTGGGAGATATGGTAAATATTTGGTACATTGTGGTGGGTTTTGACTGGTATCCAATGGGCCGGAATTTTTCGACCTTCACAAAATCATGAATACCTCTGGAATGAAGTAATCGGGCCGCCACATCGTTGTTAATGTTGTCGGTGAACTCAGCATAGAAATATGGCCGGTGACCCGATCTTGTTATATGCTTGCCACCCACTCCGTAGAGATGAATTATCGGCTCGCCTTCCCGGTTATGAGTGTAGGTGCAGTCTAGGATTTTCATGATGCGATTATATGAGGTTCTAGTATTTAAAAATGGCTAGTCGATCAACCGCCATATTTAAATGTTGGCAAGTCGTAGTATAGCTTATGTTAGATGTTGAGAACACCCGGAAGATCTATGTTGATCTTTATAAGACAGCGGATATTATGATGCTGAATGGTGTAATGCCCCCGGAGCGCATAATGGGCGCATTGGACTATTTAGCGTTGGTATTGGGAGATGACTGCCCACTCGGATATGAGTGGAGAGATCAAGATCGAGAGGTATAAACAATGGATGCGATTAAGGTGTTTATGATTGCCGCTATATTGAGCACAAATTTTGTGTGTGGCGGTGGGTATGGGTTGGAGTACTTTACGGTGGAGCAGATTATGGAAGATAACTTGGCGATTAATGCACCCGGTATATATTATCCAGATGTTGATATCGGGCCGGATGGAGTATTTGTAGATTATGAATGTCGATCAATTGATGTCCTTGATATGGCCGATGATATTGGAGTTGTGATTGGGGCATATTACTCGGTTGTTGAGGATAACCCAAAGGTGGGTGATCTCTTTACAACCATTCGATGTTACGGGCGCGAGATAGGGACATTTTATTGTGATAAAGATTGGGTATTAAAGTATGATTTAGATGATGAGGATGAGGCCAGCCAGTTGATTTATAAGGTGTTGGGCACGTTGGAGGCGTCGCGATATGTTGGGTGAAGCTATTCATATCATTTCTACTATTTTTTTAATTTTATGTTGTTGTATGGGGGCAATTTGGGCCGGATTTTTGTTAGAAACTGTTTTGGTTAGGGTTTTTAAAAAATAGAGGAGGGAAGTGGCTGGGCCATGAAGGGATTTCTAACCCAACCACAATGTCTAATTGGGCGGAATACTATTTATAGGTTGCGCCCGGTATTCGAGTTCGATTTCGCGGTATTTACTTATTAGTTCGTCAACTGAGGTCGCGATTCCATTTCTTATTTGACGGCCATTTTCCAAGAGTTGCCAAGAATACGGTGCGCCCTTCCTAATAACGAACTCAATGGAGGGGTCGTTATTTGATGGGTATAGGCGGGCGATTCTGCGTCGGTTTAGCGACTTTTTTATGCTCATGTATAGAATGTCTAGTGGCATTTTAATCTCCTCAAATATATTTATTTTTTCTCATCATAGATGTTGGATATAGGTCGTTGCATTTGGAGCAGCGCACTTCTCCTCGCACTTTTCCATATATTCCGAGGCAATCTTTGAATATACAAGGCCGCCCAATTCCCTCCAACCCCATGTTGGTATCAAACATCTTGTTAAAGAGGGATTTTGTTACTTTGTAGAGGTTGCCATCGGGGAATATTATAGCCCAGTCACCTAGCTGACATAGAGATGAACCACTGGGCGATTCGATTATGTATTGGTGGGCAGGATTCCTAAGTTCTATACCCGTAAATACCAATTTGGGGCGCAAGAGCAATCTGTGAAGATTCACCGCGCCAAAATCCTTCATATCATCGGGCGATGATATTATAAAAACATTTTTAGACATTACTAAAAACCTCTGGATACTCCATTGCAAGTCGGCAACTAGCTTCTATATCTCGATTGAGTTCTGATATACATCTTTCAAGATCAAATCTCCGCATAACATTACCTAGGTTTCCAGACTTTATATAGATTTCGGGCCGCCAAGTTTTAAACAGTATGATTGCGAAGGACGAAGTGGGAAGTCCCCATCCTTCAGGGTGGGGATGAAAGCGGAGTCCTTTGCCCACGTTTCTGCCTACCAATAACTATTTAAGGAAATAATGTGATACACATGTTTTGGTCAAACTCATACTTCATTGCCAGCACAGGGCAGGTATCTCTTGATGTTCTGATGCAGTATGTAGAGTCTCAGATGGAGAGAGTATGTTTATAAGCTACAAGTACCCCATATTCCCGAACAAGATCACTCAATGGAAGTTAGCGGAGAATTTGGATGCTTGTAGGTGGCTCTATAATCGGCTTCTCCAAAACCTGAACGAAGCAAAAGAAAAAGGCATCAAGCTCAAGACCTATGATACTCAGAACATGATTCCTTCTCTGAAGCTCGTAAATCCAAAGCTGAATCTTGTATACTCTAAAGTTCTTCAGATGGTCAACTACACTCTTTGGTCTAACATCAAAGGCCTCTATGCATCCAAGAAGAACGGTCGGAAGGTCGGTCATATTCGCTTCAAAGGGTATGGTTGGTACAATACTCTGAATTACAATCAGTCCGGCTTCAAAATCGATCAAGATCATGGCATATTGCATCTATCCAAGATCGGGGACATGCGGATCAAGATCTATCGAAAGATCGAAGGACGCATCAAAGCAGTCATAGTCAAGAGAGAAGGCGAGAGATGGTTTGCCATAGTCCAGGCCAATCAGGAACCACAGCCGTTACCAGAAACCGAGGAAGCAGTAGGTTTGGATGTCGGTTTGACTTCCTTCGTGGTTGACTCCGTTGGCAATGAGATAGAGAATCCAAGATGTGCCAAGCAATCTGCTGATAAACTGGCAAGACTGCAAAGAAAGCTAGCCAGAGCGGTGAGGGGATCGAATAATTATAAGTCCCTCAAGGGTAAAATCGCGAAGTTGCATAAGAGAATCACCTGCCAACGAGACGATTTCCTGCATAAGTTATCTCGGACCTATGTCAATAACTTTGATATCATTTGCGTTGAGGATCTTGATATCAAAGGTCTGAAAGAGAAAGGCCATAACACTGGTATGCATCGCAGCATTCATGATGCATCTTGGTCTAAGTTCATATTCATGCTTTCGTACAAGGCTCAAAGTGCTGGTCGAAAGCTGATAAAAGTAGATCCCAGGAACACCACTCAAAGGTGTTCTGCTTGTGGAAGCATTGTGAAGAAAGATCTGTCGGTACGAGTACATGAGTGCCCTTATTGCGGATTCTCATGTGATCGAGACTACAATGCTTCCAGGAACATACTCTTCGCAGGGATGGAACAGCCCGTAGCGCCCATAGAGCCAAAACCGCTACATCACATATCATTGATGCAAGTTTTGGCGATGAAGTGGGAAGCCGCGCCCTTCAGGACGCGGTAGTTCACACAGTATTTAAACGAGCATTATGCTTATATATAATATCTGTATAGTATATTGTATGAGAAACTCTACAGCAACTAAGAGATGTGGAACATGTTTGTATTATATGTATCCACCAGAAGATTATAAAGGTAGGGCCGATATTGGTTTTTGTAAATCATATAAAGAACTTACAAATGAAAATGATTGTTGTTGCAAAGGATATGAACCGGATGATACAGATGAATGCGAATGAAGAATTGATAAATGGAAAGTCTGCGCCAGATTGGTTATTAGAGCCAAGGCCAGATTCATTTTTTAAATTAGCAGGTACGCATAGTTTAGAAGAATGCAAATCATTATTTATGGATATACCAGATTATTATAAATTAACAGCATATACTATTATTCAATTGACCGCTAAAATTAATAAAGATGTAAATATGAATAACTGTAGAGTATTTAGGCAATTATTGTATTCAGTATATATTGATCTTAAAGCTAAAAAAGAAAAAGATATACACTTGCCATACGATTGGTTCTCGGATGGTGTTATGATTGAGCCAGAGTGGATTGTACGAATTACTAATGGGATTATTGGATGGAGATGTGATGATAGTCGCAAAGAATGTAATATGAGTGATAAATGCATTTTTTGGGATGGTAAAATATGAGCGCATTAAATAATTTTATAATTTTAATGGGATGTGGATATTGCATTCTTGGAATAGTTATGTTTACTCTAATATATGATTGGGTGGGACGGGCTATGACTATAGGTTTTATTATAGTAGATATTATTATTTTATCTGCATCATTATGTAGTGATATATTTAAGGAAGTTTAAAAATGAATAGACAATTATTGGTAGGATCAGATCGGAAGCATGGTCGATATTATTACTGGTCAGATAATCCAAGAAAAAAGATGTATTCAGTAAGTACGATATGCCACTGGAATGATGAACCTATTAAGGCGGGAGATGCTGCCAAGATTGGGACATTGGGGCATTATGTGGTGCTTAATGGGATCGCGAAGAAGTATCTGGGAATGAACTTAGATATTCCGGGCGAGAATCCTTATTGGACCGAGCCGGAGGAGGTCAGTCAAAAACTCGATGATATTGTCGCGATGTGGCAACAGTTGGAGCTTGAGAAGGTGGTAGTGGGGTGGGAGGCTATTGAGGCAGCAGTTTGGTGGGAGGGTGAATTGGATGGGGTTGTGTGCGCTTATGCGGGGCGGCTTGATGGGGTAGCTAACTTTTGTGATGGGAAGAGGCGGCTGGTTGATATTAAGACGGGGGATGAGTATGATAGCTATGCTCTTCAGATGGCCGCTTATGTACAGGCTTACGAGTTTGTAACTGGGCTGAGTGTTGATGAGGTATGGATATTGTATTTAGATGTTGGGGGGTATTGGAATAATGATACTAAGGTGTATACTCCTAGGAATGTTGATAGAAATCCGAGGGTGGTTGTGATGGATCGTCCATTGATCGAGGAAAAAAGGAAAGAGTTTAATGGGATATTGAAGAATATATATGAGGAGATGGCTTAGGACGAACTCAGGGCTAATCCCCGCTTTTTCAAAGGCGGGATACAGCCCGTGCCTACTGACCAACAACTATATTAGGTAGCAATACATATTAACTGATAATGTCTAAAGTGTTTCGTTATAGATTGAAGCCCACAAAGTCGCAAGTTGCAATATTAAATAGGCAACTTGATCTATGTAGGTGGGTCTACAACGAGACGCTTGCTCTACGGAAGAATGCGTGGGAGAATGAAGATCGATCTATAAGCTACTTTGAATCTAAGAGGATGCTGCCTATCTGGAAAGAATCCAAACCAGAACTCACCGAAGTCTATTCTCAAGTTCTCCAAGAAGTAGTTCAACGAGTAGATCTAGCATTCAAAGCTTTCTTCCGAAGAGTCAAGGCAGGAGAAAACCCAGGATATCCAAGGTTCAAAGGCATAAATTGGTATGACAGCTTAACTTATCCTCAAAGCGGTTTTGCATTCGAGGATAACGTTTTGCATCTCTCCAAAATCGGAGATATTAAGGTCTGGTTGCATAGGAAAGTTGAGGGAACAATTAAGAGGCTGACCATAAGAAGATCATCTACCAAAAAATGGTATGTCTCGTTCTTTGTTGAAGATGCACCCAAGGACTCCGTGCCAGATTCAGAGAAAGTGGTAGGCATAGATGTGGGTATCTCCAATTTTGCTGTTCTGTCAGATGGGACTTTTGTAGAGAATCCAAGGTATTTGGCATCTTGTGAAGAGAAACTTGCCAAAGCACAGAGCAAGAAAGACAAACTCCCCCACAAGTCACCAGAACGCCGGAAAGCTGCCAAGAAAGTTAGTCGTATCTACGAAAGACTTGGAAACCTCCGAGATAACTTTGCCCATCAACTCAGCCATCGGATAGTCAATGATTACGGTATAATCTGCCTGGAAGATATCAACATCAAGAATCTCATCGAAAAGAAACCTTACATGGCTAAAAGCGTGCTGGATGCAAGCTGGAATAGATTCAGGACATACGTTACGTACAAGGCTGAAAGTGCCGGTCGTAAAGTGGTCCTGGTCAATCCCGCCTATACATCTCAGATATGCTCAAGCTGTGGAACAATCGTCAAAAAGGATCTATCCGTCAGAGTTCATAACTGCCCGAAATGTGGTTTGGTAATGGACCGAGATCTCAATGCAGCTAAGAACATTCTCAGACTGGGGCTACAGTCTGTGGCGAAAGCCTAGATGCCCGCGACTTCAGTCGTGGGAGTAGTCACGTGACAGTAACTGATTATGTTGGAGTGTCAGGATTTGCGGTGGATAGGATGCATACACAGGTTTGTGATGTTTTGGAGGAGATTGATAAGGCGTATGAGAGGAGTCCGGGACTTCGAGATTGCGGACATAAAGAGGATTTTGAGTTGATGAGGAGGGTGCTTGAAGAAGCAATGGAGAAATTATAGAGGGGGTAGGCCTACGGCCTACTCACCGTGTTGTTATTGTGCGGGCTTGATTCCAGGCGCGAAGTATGCAAATTATGGTGGTCAATTGCGCGCCGTTGGAGTGTTCATTTTCTATTAGGTCGGCGGCCATTCTGATAATTTGGGCGAGTTCTGCCCGGCCACCTGCTTCTTGATCGCAGTAAAACTCTTGGATGCTGATCGAGAGGCCACTGGCGAGCATGGCTATGGCTTCTGTGAAGTTGAAGTCATCGTCTTCTGGAGGTATACAGTTCATGCAATATATTAGGTTTGCTTGATATAAAAAAGTGGTGGTTAGAAGTCATCTTTTTTTATTTGATCGTCGTAGCAGTATGGGACGTCGATTACTTTTCGCATGGTGCCGTGGGTGTCGATTTGGTATTGGATTATCTCACCCCGGACCTGGGGAATTTTGCCCATATCCGCGAGGAAGTGGGTGGTTGATTGGAAACATCCAAGACTAAAGCAATGCGTTCCTAGCCAGTAATCAGATGAAAATCGATGGCAATGGCCTAAGAATAAAAGGTCTATATCTTTGGTATAGTTCATGTAGTCGATAAGCTTGTTTCTGGAACGGGATACTAGATTTTTGCTGCAACCACCGCGACCATGACAAAGGATTGCTTTTATTCCGCCGTCTAGGGTGACAGGATCTATGATTTTGGCAGGGTCATCGTCATATTGAACTGAGGCGAAATCGCGGGCCAAGTTTGCGCAAAGGTTAAATCCGTGGGCGCGCCGATTAAGCGATTCATCATGATTGCCCTGGATGAGATAAATATTTTCTAGCTGGTCAGCAAATTCTGAAAATATATTATAAATGTAGTTGTATATTTCGTCGATGGAGTGGAGGAATCGGAGTTGTTCGTGGCCCTGGCGGGGCATTAGACCTTCGCAAATGTCGCCGGGTATAACCATTGTGCGGATGTCCTGGGCGAGAACCTCCTGGATGTAGCTGAGGAAGGGTGTGAGAGCCTGCTGTTTGGAGCCAAAGTGCATGTCGCTACATGCGGCTACCTTGTAGATTTCAGGCTCTATATCGTTCTTAGGGAGGTTCTTGGGGGATGGTAGGCCAGAATCATACCATATCCGAGCAAACGTTTTACGATTCATCCCCAGGTGAATAGCGCACTTATCAAAAGTCTTGAGCTGCTTGTACAGCCGCAGTAAAGTCTCTGAATTATACAATTTAACATCTCCAAACTATTCTATTATGGTCAACTGTATATAAAGGTTTGTTCTTTACTAAAACTAAAAACTTTTCTAGATATGAGCAATGTTTGAAAATAAAATATTAATATATTTCAAAGATACACAGAAAAGAAAAAAGTTTTTGGATTCGATTAAAATTCTGGTATGTCGCTTGTATCTGGTCGCACTTTGCGCTTATCGTTTTTATCAAACATCTCATCAACAACTGATCGAAGAGAACGTAAGTATTCAAGTTCTGCTACTGCATGTTCTTTACAAATATCACATAAAGAGTTAGTAGCAAAGGTATCTCAGGCGGCCAAAGAGAGGATGGCAGTAAGAAAAGTTTTACCTACGTCGGTACCGACGGAGGTAAAAGAAGAGCCAGGTGAAGTAGTATGAGGGATTGGTTCAATTGAACTTTGAACTAATTTTTCCCTATCTCCCCAAACCAACTATTTTTAATATATTGCTCTATATTTATCTCTATCTCAAAGTAATCAATATCAATAAACCTCGCGAAATCGCGCGAGATTAATGCATATTTGAAGGGTTATAGAGAGATGCCCAAATTAGTTAAAGGTTCAATTGAACTATTTTAGGGCCAATACCTTTTTACGTTTATCGCTATGCAGAGGCTTAACTTCTAGGTAATCGCCCATAGAGGCAATCAGCATTGAAAATAGCTCTTTACTTAGGTGCATCTTTTGGCGGGCATCCTTCGCGAGCATCTTCCCCCCATTGGCCGCAATCAAAGCTCTCAGAATATCGGCCCGGTCCTTCTGTAGTGGCTGAATTTTGGGCGTTTCCAGCCTGCTTATTCGCTGGCGGTCTAAGGCGATATCTCGGGCCAAACGCTCCATATCTTCAGCCTGGCAGGAGTCCAGGACTCTTACCTGAGATTCTAGGGCTGCTATCCGATCATTTAATTTCTCAATCTGAATAAAAATGTTTCTATAATCTGATATGGATAGTGTTATTAGCTGCTGTTCTTGCTGCGATTCAAAGTTGTCTTTGGGCGATGATCCAAAGGTATTTATCCTAGCTATGGCTACATTCTCCATACTTATCACTCACCTGCAACGGTGTTTAATCTGGCAGGCTGAACACTGCCAGAATCTTCTTTTTCTTTTCTATAAGTTGCCATTTTAATCACCAAGATTCAAAGCAATTACATTGATCCATCAAATCCCTCAGTTATCTATACCTACCAATTATAGCATGCTTATATTCCAATTCTTTAAGACGTTTTTCAATATCACGAATACGCTTTTCAAGTTCTTCTTTAGACATTGGTACGTCGTTTTTAACGTTGGTTATTATATTCATTGATTTTCATCTCCTCGTAATCTTTACAATTGTCTGGGCAATCCCACTTATTAGGCCACGATCCATGCCATTTCAAACACCCAGGCTTATCAAAATGCGTTCGATCATTCTCATATAGGAACGCGATATATCTGCAATTATCACGGTTTGTCATGGGTATCCTCATCCAGCATCGCCCAGAGCACAGCAATTTGTTCCTTGGTGTCATGGGCGCATCCGGCGTGGTTGCATTCATGAATTTACATCCAGTTATCTAATCGATTTGGTACGGCGGCGATGCGTTTTTGCGCCATGCCTATATATGCCTCATTCAGCTCTATGCCGATATAGTGCCGTCCCAGCTTCTTCGCCACCAGGCCGGTAGTTCCGGCTCCGAAGAAGGGATCTAGGACCACCCCTGGAAGCGGGCCAGGCCACGCACAATCGAGGATGCAGGAACATGAAGGACGCCAACCGATTGTTTGTGCACATGATGACCTCCTAGTGAATAGTTGAGCATGTTTTCCTTTACCACTTGCAATCGCATAAGGTTCATTTCTGATCTTCTTCACACTCGCACATTTCTCAATATGCCTGGTCCAAGGCGCACCACAGGCCGAGCAATAGCCTTTCTCGCTTGTGCCCGCCAGGATGCAAGGCTCGATCAGTGCCGGGGGGAAGGTGGCGAAATGGGCTTCGGCGAACGGTTTTGTGGCAACCGTCCAAACGGTGCGCTTATTGCGGCCTCCTTTATCTCCTAATGCAATTTTCCTATCGCTTAATGATTTGGAATGATCCGGCGTGTACTTTTCAAAATACTTCTTAGTTTCGTCGCTATGCGGTTCTAATATTGCCTCTTTGTCATAATAATATCTCTGGCTTTTCGATAGCAGGAAGATATATTCATGCGCCTTCGTGGGCCGATCTGTCACCGACTCCGGCATACAGTTGGGCTTACAGTTATGAGTTAGTACGCCCGACGCCAACGCGAACAGATGTGGCTCATCTTCAACTTCAATATCCCAAAACTTTCGCCCTTTACTTTCACCGATTGCAACGATTTCGCCCATGTCCTTGTTGTTGTGGTGATTGGACTGAGTAAATCGGATTTCGCCCTTGAAAGAGGGATATTCCTTATCTCCGATCTTAGCAACGCCTGGTTTAATCGTAAGATGATATCCGAGCCGGGCGCACAAAGTCCTTAAATCTGCCTCAAGATAATAATTTTTGGTAAATCCTAACCGCCATCGGTTGTTTGCCTTGTCATATCCACCATCGCCGGATAGATAGCCATCCAGAAGCGATTTTAAGAACGCATTGCTTCGTTGCCAGCACGCATTAGACAGATGCTTATCTTTCGCGGTCTTTCCGCATAGATAAGTATCGATGATCGCATTTAGGACTTTGCTGTATAGATTAATCGATTCCTTCATACCTCCGCCGTGGTGGGCTCGGACGTTTGCCCCATATCTCTGAGCAATCGCGGCCAATTTTATTCTTCTTTCTTCCTCTTTGACATGCCCGGCGATCTGGATACAGCCATTGCTTCGGCTGCCTTCTGCAAGATATAAACCTACAAACCAACCGATATCATCCGGTATCAAGTCCGGCGACATGGGGATGTCAGGCTCTGGTATCGCGGTGGTTAGGATCTTGTCGCCAATCATCAAATCGTCGGTTTTGACGTTGCCCCGTTGGGTAGGCCACACGTGATCCGGCGTACATCCTATTCGCTCACCGCTTCGCAATGTTATCTCCAGGGGATCTTCGGGCAGTGGATTCTCTCTCCAGGATACCGCTTGCGTCCACTTCACACCATTCCACAGTTTGACGGTCTTGGGATCTAATCTAACCAGATCTTTAACCGACGTGGGCATATCGCCCTTCTGCGTTCTGGCATACACCTTTGCGCCGCCTGATAGACACCAGATGATATCTGATCGTAGCCACCACCCGTCAGCCCGGAGCGCAAATGCGACCATCCAGGGAATCCCGATCAGGTCTTTGGGCTTTCCTGGTTTCGGCATAATATACGAATTTGTAACTCCTGCATTTGAATTTGCTTTTTCAGATCCGCCTTTGTGACATCCAGACGATCCTGCATAAGAATCTCCGAGATTAAGCCAAAGCGTCCCTTCCTTCTTCAACACTCTTTTAACTTCCCGGAAGACCTCCACCAGCTTGCTTACGTAAGCCTCCGGGCTCTCCTCCAGGCCGATCTGCCCCTCTACTCCATAGTCACGAAGTCCAAAATAAGGAGGGGAGGTTATGCAGCAATCCACCGACTCAGAAGGCAGCTCTTTGAGCCTGGTGAGAGCATCCCCTTGTATGATGGTGTCTATTGGCGTGGTTCCGGTCATATCCTAAGCTCCCCCTCTCCCACCGTGGGGCCTGCCGTGCTCGTATTTCTTGGCGGGTCTATGGTCAGGGTCATGGTATGACCTCCGATTCAACGATTTTCCAGAAATTTGGGCATTCTATTTCCCGGTCTTGTGTGTGATATGCGCATTCTCGGCACAGATAGACACAAACGGCACCGATCCTCCTATCACATTTGTGTCGTGGCTTTGCCGCCCGCTGCTCTTCGGTCAGGGTCACATCTCCAATTTGCATGAAATCTCACCCATATTATATAGCACATTTGACTATTTAAAAGATTCGCTCAATTTTTCATATTCTTTTAATTCTTTTTTTAGTTCTTTTATTTTTGATTTATATTCCATTATTTTTTTATTTAACATTTTTATAGAGTCGCTTTCGATCCAATCAGGTTTTATTTTTTGCCCAGATATAAATTTATAATATTGTGAGTATATATATGGGGAGAGTTTGGAGTTCGGAAATCCTACCAATTTTACAATTTGGAGGTATTCACGGTCAACAAGTTGGCGCGGGTTATAATCGCGACGCATTTTTATAATATTGTCTATATTTGTAGGAAATATAAAATTTCTAATATTATGAATGCTTTTATATTGTGGAAATAATACGAGTAATTGTTTATAAGAGAATCCCATAATCCACACAGACAATAACGCCTGTGTTTCATCCTCAAACTGCGCGAGTATTTCATCATTAACCATTAATAAAAATGGCCCGGTGGGAGGCTCTTGTTCCACAACCCCCCAAAATATCCCCTGCCTTGGTATCGGAATCATATACGATCTGCTATATAACCAATAGTTATAAGCAGCCAACTCATAGAAAATGACAAAACTGTACTTATCCACGGATCTGAGATAAGTACGCTAGTTATATACATCATAGGTATTATTGTAAATATTAGCATACATAAAGACCACATTATAGTTACCACAGCCCCCACGCTGCGATGCCCTCAAATCCACCTATATCTCTAATTATAACTTCTAGGTACTCCGAAGGAGTATCACATATAATCCGGGCAAATTTCTCCTTTTGCTCATCTGATAGAAATTCTACAAACTCTTCTATCATCTTTTTACTATTCATATACAAAGTGTCACGCTTTGCACATGCTTCTGAACAATATTCACTTTGGAGATACCATTTGAGTTCATAAAAACCATTATCTCGCATGTACTCTTTTCCACAAATTTTACACTTCATAATCACCACATCCTATACAATTCCTCGCATACACCTTTCTTTTCAAACAAAATGCAAATCTTTTATTACTCTTTGCGCGCTTTTTCCATGTCAGATGTTGACATTTTTTGTTGATCTCCTGCCGAATTTGATAGGTTTTGTCGGTTAACCAGTCTTCAGTGTATTTCATGAAAAGGTAATAGGTTTTGAAAGCTTATTAATCTGTTGGTGGGCCTTCAATGCGGGAGGTTGTTCTAGTTGCGCTTGTTTAGGCATTTAGACCTCCCGTGAGGGTTATACCCGTCCACGCACATATCTTCTTCTTTCCCCTCATCATTTCACCCTGCTTCATCGATTTAACATATTTAAATATTGATAGGTCGAACTTGTTCCGGTCGTCGGGCGTTGTGTTATAATTCTTACAATATTCTTTAAACAGCTCATACATCTCATCGCAGGCAACCCGCCCATCAGGGCACGGTTTAATGAAATCTGTCGCGAAGCTTTGGATGGGGTCAGATATCGCCCGGTAGGATTCTATAATATCGTCCTCGGTACATTCGTTGGTGAAAGTGTGGCGTTCTAATAGCCCCGGCAGCAACTTGATGCATTTGTTGAATAGGCCAGAAAGTTGGGCAGGATTGTGGATTGCGTCTAAACGGGCCTGATCGTAGTCACACGCCTTAAACTCATTGATAAAAAGTATTAGCTCAACTCGACGATAAAACCCGTTGTTGGAATTCTCAAACACCTTGGCGAGGGAGTTTGTAGCCCACACAAGCTTCGCAAAATTCACAAATTTAAACGGATCTTTATACTTCTTTTCTACCTGGATGTTGTCGTAATTGCTGGTGAGATTGTTGAAAGTGCTGACTTTTTCGATGACCCCGCCATCCAACTCCCCACACATATTGACCATCTTACCGTATAACTCTGCCACCAAGAACTTTTTATTAGGGTTTCCTATATCGTTAAAAGATACAGAGGAGAAATTGTCATCCCCGATCATGTTGCCCAGCATGGAGAGGAATGTGCTTTTTCCTGTCCGGCGCGGCCCATACAAAATAAAGGCTTTCTGGATGTCGTACCTCCTATAATAACAATACGCTATTAATTCTAGTATTTTTATATAATCCTGCGGCTGAATAATATCTCTTATCATCTCGTCAAGGATTTCGCAGGTTGCATCGGGATCATAGGCAACTGGAATCTGTATTCGCGATAGGTAGGCGGGAGTGTGGGGGAAGAACTCGCCTGTGCGCCAATTATATAACCCATTCTTCATATTAATTATATCGATGTTAGCGTCAAATTCCTTCGTCTCAACATATGTTAGGTATTTAAATTGGGACAGAATCTCATTCATCACCTTATTATTATACATTGGGCGGCCCTTCCAATCGCGCAGTTCCCGCAAATTGTGAACAACTATACTTGATAGATACTTTTCTGCCCCCTTAATATATATACCGTTTACATATTGTAACATTTCGTCGGTTTCTAGCACCGTCACAATATGCAAATGTTTTCGGATTTCATCTACTACGGCGGTGACATCTATGGATTCATAGAACCCGGTTTTTGGGTTGCATTGAATGCAAGCGTGGGCGTTGATCTTAAACATATCCGACATTCTTATCCATCCATCTTACTACCCCAGAAGTTATGAAACTGTGCTCCCACATGATATTGTTATGCTGGGCGAGTGATTCGTTGTATGCATCGGGCGAGCTATTTAATATCATGTGAAAGAAATATACGGTAAGATCCATACCGTATAAATCTATCAATTCTTGGCTCATTGTAGTTCTCCAAATACTCGTCGGGGAAATTCAAATTCGCGCCGGGTAGAGTTCCAACTATCTACATGTGTGAAATACCCAACAATTCGAGTATAATGGTCGGTTATTGGTGCCCCACAAATCGCGCAGATATTAGAGTTTCCACAGACGGTAGTATGACCATTTTCGCATTTTCCAAATCCGTAGTTAACTGCGAAGTGACTAACACCGTTTTTGACTGAATACTCAATTAGGTGCTTCATGTCAGCGGGATCTTTGATTTGGTCCTGCATATTGATGTGGAGAATGCCGCCCCCGCTGAGAATATCTTGGAATTGCCCGGTGAGCTGGATTCTCTCGGGAATTAATGCATTCTCAATCAACGGTATATATTGATTGGAATACAACTTGAATCCGAACTCATTTTCGCCGAACATAATATTATCTTTTTGACAGAATTTAATTGCCACAGATTCGCCTGGTATCTCCTCCACATTAAACGAGCATTTATTTTCTTTACTATATGATACAGCTAGTTCTTCGATCCTCTTTAAAACGTCCGTTGTAAACTCTATTCCATTTCGGCTTGTTATATCAATCCCCATGAATTTATTCATCTCGTATACTCCAATTATGCCAATGGTGGAGAATAGATGGTCTAGAGAGAACCATTTGAGGGGGTTGAAGAATTTTAGAAATCCCTGGTCAATTCTGCGCCTCAATATTTCATATCGATGGACTAATAGGAGATCTCTAGCAATATCACATTTTTGGTGTAGTATATTTTCGAAATGGTCTATGTCTGTACAACGTTCTGCAATTCTTGGTAGGTTTATGGTTACTACCCTGTGCGATCCGATTGAAAGACCTCCATTACCAAAGGTATCTGCCCGATATTGCATACGTTCTACATCATTTACAAGTCTGCAACATGATGCTATTTTTGATCCGATATTCACATAAATGTTAAAACACCCAGTATTAAGGTTTACTTTTGATGCCCAATCTAGGAAATCTTGATCAGTGATTTCGCCGTTTTCATTCCTTGATATATTTAATGTAACTATGGGGAATCTATATGGGAGGCCAGTATCAGGATCGCCTTTACTAAACCAATCTCCAAACATCTTTTCCAATTTTATAACACATTCGATGTCTACTTTGGAGCCATCGGGATATGTATAGTGTTCAAATACCTTTTCTAGATTTGGCCGATCAAATAGACTGATATTAGTAAAGGGTGATTGTGAAGATACTCTAAACTTATTATTCACGATGTGCACAAATTTTTGAAAATCGTTAATTATTGAAAAATCTGATAGATTTTCTTTTTGCGCATACCATGCATAATTTACCAATATGTCGGAAGGTGCTATTGCCCCAGCAAACTCTTGGGACAGATCCATAGTGATTTCAGCGCATTGTGCCAAAAAACTATCTGCTCTTTTTGGAGGCAAACTATGGAGTTGTCCATACGGGCGACCTTCATGCATTATCATGTTGGTAGAAAATGCGTAGCAGTAGGCCATTTGGATGCCTGGCCCGCTGGCATCATGAAAATACACATCGCCCTTCCAAATAGCCTCTATAAGCTCATTGGCGCGCTCTAGATCGAACCTTTTTCGGGCGTAGTGCCAAAGTAGATAATATCCTTCCAGCTTCATCATACCTTTTGTGATTTCGGCTGTATAATTGTTGGGGCATCGATCTTCGTTGGCATTAGCATTGGTATCTATAGAGATTTCAGTTATATCTTCGGTAAAATATCTTTTGGACATCACACCTAGATCTAATTGGGACCGATCAATTCCCTCACACTTCATTAGTTCTGGGTATTTTTTGCAATAATTATTATATAATTTGTCAAATTCTGGGTCAAACGTTTGATGTATCCTCATTGTTTCACTCCCTCGATATAGATGTTTTGGTTGGATGATGCTGGAAATCCACCCGTTTTCATGTGGGCCATATATGGCCCATCTATCACCATATACATGAGTTGCTTTAGCTCTGTACTTAATGTGTTATATAGTTTGCCGGTGAAGAGTACACATGGTAGAGATGTCCGGGCAGCAATATCTAATACTGCGGCTTCTTGCTCGGTTGGCTCCCCACCCAAAAATACCACCGAACTGTAATAATCAAACCGCTCTAATAGGCGTATTACTGTGTCGGTGCTGGCTTCGTAGCCGCCATTATGGGATTGGAGGTCGGGGTTTTGACAACCGTCACAATGGATAGAGCAGCCCTGAAAAAATATGCCGAGGCCCGCCCCGATTCCCCCATCCAAAACATCATGAATACCCGCACATCTAAATTTCATCGTTGGTTTCCTCTTCATCATCCCCACAAAGCAAATCATCAATTTCTGCTAAGTAGGCATTAATATCCTCGAAATTCTCAATCCCAAACTTAACAACTACGCAAGTATCATCATATCGATGGCCCCGTTTTAACAACATGTAATTAAGGTGAGAGCGTAGCCTACTTATTGATGACCAAACTTTGCCATTATGCATCGTTGTGAAAGTTGGTACACTGCCCCGCCTAGCAAATAGTCCGGTCTGTGTATCCAATATCATGTACACCTTTTTATCCATCAATTCGCCAGTAACCAGACTGGGTATTACATATTTTCTTGACATTTTCACCACCTGTCTAGAGGTAGTCCAGTCGCCCACTCATCAATGTGTAAGAAGGCATCGACCGGACTTTCATACTTTTTTTTAATTTTTTCAAACCGCTTGCGACCAATATTAGGGAGCAACATAATAAATTGTTCCCAACTTGTTGCTTTGAGAGCAGGCGATCCCCCCGGATCATCATGAAGCACCAACAGCAGATGAAGGGTTTCTTCTAAGTCGTTGGTGTTGAGATATCTGCACCCATCTTGCTGTCGGTGAAGTTGGTATCTTTTATATACCGAATATGGAAGGCCAAATCGCCCCGCATAAGTATGGACCTTTGTATCGCTTGAGCGTTTGTATGAACCCTCTATGAGGAGGATCGCCTCATCTGCAACAGTGCGCATCCTCATAAGCTTACTAGCCAGGCTACCATTCCCAGATGCCTTATATACGCTATTACAGAAGTCCGCTACCGTCTTTCGCTCCACCAATAACGTTGATCCATCCTTCCGCTCAATAAGATAGTCGCCCAGGTTCAATTTTTGGAGGGCGAACTGCTCAGCATGTTTTAACAGATCTTTATTGCGTCCTATTATGTTCATGATATCGTCGGTGGGTTCCCTAGTATCAATACGTATCATGGCTACCACTGCGCTTTGTCAAATTGCAGTTGCTCCAACATTTCTATGGGCGATACCTTTAGAGGATCTTTATACTTAATCTCCTTTGGAACATTTTTATTACATACCCACACATCTTTGATGGATCGGACCGTATGAAGAGGTCGTAGATTACCCGTTTCTTCATCTTCTATATAATCCATATAGATTGAAGCGTTCGCGATGTGCTCTAGATTGGGCGGATAAAATGCGGGCGTTGTGACTCCGAGGTTATTACCCTCCCCATCATATTTGTCTTTTACCTGGCACACCATAATAATATTAAAGTTCATTTCGAGGGTGCCAAGTACCATTCGTGTTATAGAAGTTGCCATACTATAATCGTTTTTGTTGGGCATCTTGTGACCATTTTCTGATGAGCACCACATTGCACACAGACTTCTAAATCCTTCGCTGTCGTCCAGGATTATCCAGGGGATATGATTGTCGATGGTTTTTATGGAGTCCCTGATCATCTCTGAGTTGTCCACTATGGCCTGAAAATCAGCCCATTTATTGATAAACCTGTATTGGTATTTGTTGAGGCCCACATGTCGGCAGGGAGTCAATGCGTGACCTTTAAGAGCATCATAGTACTTCGCCGCCGATGTAAAATTTGATACCTGTATAGGCTTTCCAAAATCTACAAACATACCACCAAATGTTTTCACAAATAATGCACCCATGTGCGATTTACCGCTATTGGGCGCGCCCGAGAACGCCAATTTAATGCGCTCCACCCCCAGATCAAATTCATCGTCTACCATTTATATCACCATTTATATACTAAATTCTTTATAATATTGTTTGATAAAAAAACTGGCGAAGGTAGATTCACCTTCGCCGATCCTATCCCACGGTGAGTTTTCCACCATCAATAACGATTTTTCCGCTATCTTTTAGCGCCCTATATACATCTGAGTAGGACGCGCCAAACTTGTCTGTGCCCCTCGAAAGAGCAGCCAAAGGATTAATTGGCCCACCACTCTCGTTGACAAGCCCCCTCAGAAACTCAAGAACCTCTTCCTCGGTTACTGTAGTTGTAGATCCTGCATCCTTAGTCTTGAGCACCATACCATCCTTGTAAGGTCTAATGCTGTCCGGGTCATAAGATACCCACTTCCCATCGCGAAGCTCATCCTTGGTCCTGATAACATACTTAGAACCCTCCGGGAACAGATTGCCAAGCTTAAGCATACCAGTCATATCACTAATATCCTGGCCTGTCGCATTCTTCACAAACGTCTTAAACTTATTGTTGGCCCGGAATCCATCATACAACTGGAACACGAAATCGAACTGACCAGTAGTCGTGCCCGTCTCATCAAACTGGAACACAAACCTAATCTGATCAACGGCCTTTGGCTTCATTACAGGGCTACCATCCTTATTTAGAACGGGTTTACCCTGGCTCATCATTGGCTCAATGGGCGTGTTCTCAAACACAGCCCTCTCATCATTAGATAGATCTGAGACAGTCCTCATCTTCTTGTTAACTGCATCCCACCTCAGCTCCTTGGGATACTGGATAACGGCCTTCATAGGCACTATATCCATAATAGTTGCAACATAATCTGTACCAGGCTCCATTCGGGAGCCACCCATATTTACCGTAGCGTTAAACATCTTATTACTCACCTGGGGATTTTCCCCGTAAATATGATATCGCCTTATGAGCATAAATAGGTTACGCTAAAGTATTTTTATATTTTTAAATTTTATTTCTAAACCTCTCATCAACATTTTTTAAATACTCCCCATCAATCTCGACAGTTTCCTCAAGTTGCTTAGTTTCTTCTACAATATGATGGATAGCTTTCTGGTATTCATCCTCGGTTATTACTTTCTTTGCTCTTAGTATGAGGAGGAGTGCTTCATGCTCCATGTACATCTTGCTGAGCCTGAATGATAAACTCGCGATCTCAGAAGATTCGCTTGTATCAGTCATAAATTCCGGGTCGCCCTGTATTTCGTCAAGTAAATCCATCAGCTCACCACCTGTATAGGAAATAAGTCGCCCCATGTTGCGGGCGGAACTCTATACCTGGGGTTATCCATAACAAGTTCTTTAGCTACACGATTTGGGCCGGACCAATGGTAATCATGCATGCAGATCCACCCACCCTTTACCACATTACTACCCCAATGAACAAAATCGTACTTTACATCCTCATACTCATGGGAGCCGTCTATAAACAACATCCCAATCGCCCCAAAATGCTTCTCATATGCCTCTTTCGAGGTCATCTGGTAGGGGCGCACAATATCAAACATGTGGAGGGATTCTATATTTTCTCTAAACTCGTCCCACGTATTACAGTGGGGATCAAGTTCGCGATGTTCTTTGGAGCCTGTAAACGGGTCAACAGTATATATTAGGGGGTGGGCTGGGTTGTTTCGCGATGCAAATCCCAGGGTCGCAGTTGATCTGCCTTTCCATGCTCCAATCTCAACAATCGGGCCGGTTACCTCGCTCGCGATGATATACAAAACGCGGGCCTCTTCCTTTGCAAGCCATCCACCAATCTTGTCTATTGTGGGCCAATCTAACTCAAATTGTTCATCGTTCATTATTATACCTTCTATTTTACCTAGCGTCATCTTTATATATATGCTTTTCTATATAGGTAGTTGAGGTGAGAACTATTACCTACAGAACAAAATGGGATGATGATGGCCCGAGCTTGGAAGATATGCATGATAAGTGGAACGATCTGTTTGACCGCCTATGTGCAATAGATGATATGATTGAAGCACTAAACGGGGATAAAGACGAGAAAAATCTCGTTAAGGATGGACCAAGTTGGCAGGAGATTCATCGCCAAATTGAAACTTTAAAATTGGAAAGAAAAGAAGTAGACAGAAGATTATATAGCCTTCAAATGGACATAAATATTTTTAAGGGATATTAATGAACGGGAAAATTGGTGCAATGGTAACCATCTTTATGATGGTAGGTATGGCGGTTGGATTTGGTGGTTGGGACGATTCCAAGTCTTATGCCGATAACGTTAAGAATATCTTTTCCACCAATGTTATCAACTTTAGCGATGGGCCACACAGCCCCGAGCTAAATTGGAGCGATGGGGATAAGCCGGTTCGCGCAGTTGATGGAACGCCATTCGGGTATGTAGCTGAGCAGGACGTAGTTGCCAGGAAGAACGCGGTATTTTTGGGCATGAACGGCAGTGATCCATACGCCGAAAATCTATCACTTGCCAAACCCACCCACGCAGTTGATAAATCATGGGATGGAGTAGTGACCGAGGAGGATGCAGTTAACAAGAAGATCGCAGAGTTCATGGGGTAAGTAAATACTTACTCCACTTATCTTCAACATCTCTTTTATTATGGTCTAATTTGCTCATAGCTCGACTTTCTCCACGTTCCAATACATAATTCTTCCATAACTATGAAAGTCTCGCTACGGGTCTATAAAGTGGCTTGTAGGACATGCTACAGTTCTAGATCACGGTGCAATTTTTTGTATGAATTTGAGTGAGTAATACATCGGAGTTATCGTGAACGGGTCACTTGAAAAACTTGATGAATGAGTGTGGGGATCGGCGGTAGCTTTCCCAATATTGCTGTTTCCAGTGTTATCAACATTGTAATATGCAGATGGATGCTGTGAACCACTGCCTTCCGAATTATATCCACATCCACCAGAATTAGGCCGTGAAGATCTATCTTTCATTGAATGTTGATGGCCTGCTATTTCTGCGGCTGAAAGAGAGTGCCCCGATATTGTAACCGCTCCCACTATGGTGTGAGTACCACTTCCAGTATCTCCCACATTGTAATCTGAGCCAGTGCCTGCGCCAACCACAAACCTATCGCGGAGGTCCACCGTGCCAGACGTACCATCACATAGGTGCCAACCATCAGGAACCGTTTCCCCCGACCACATTATGATTAGGCCAGTTGGAACACTTAACCCATCAAAATCTTCTATGTGGAGGTTACCACCCGAATAATAGATCAAATCGGCATCCGCACCCGACCCACTTCCATCATTATCAACTCCCCAGAATTTAGCAAGCATTTCACTTTTTGTATAATAATCATCTGTATGAACATGAGATGATAGATGAGAGGATGCTTCGCTATATTGAGTTTCAAAGTTATTTAATTCGGTTGTGGTTATTTTGTTGGCGCTCGTCCAGGTGGTATAATTTTTTATGTATCCCATTATGTCACCTTCATTATATAATAAAGAGAATAGTAGTATGGTTCGTATGTTATATCATCGAAGGTTATGGTGTTTCCAGTATGAGTATGACCCAGACCCCCGCCCGCATATCCAGTAGTACGATTCATCGTTAATGCGGTTCCAAGTGGGCCTGTTGAAGGAATAGGTGAGTAGCATATTCCGGCAACTCCATTTGTATGGTCTTGCCAAGTGTGGGTGTGAATTGGCATCTCATCAGCCGTTATAGCATGAGCAGTAACCGTAAATGATGCCGTAACTGAGGTTGAGGTTGCGCCCCCTGTGTCGCCAACATTATAAGTAGTACCCGCGCCCACTATGAATCGTTGACGCAAGTCGGGGGTTGTAACTGCTCCTATTGTCTGCCCATTGCATATATACCACCCAGTAGGAATAGTATCTGAATCGCCATGCCATATTACTATAGCACCGACTGGTAAACCCTCATTTATGATATCAGTATAATGAGAACCATCCAGTGTATCAGCGTCAAATCCAGTGTAGTATGAGGTGGTAAAAAAGTCTAAATCACTCGAAGTCTTAGTATAATGTTGGGTATCGTGATTATGTTCGTCAGCATCCTTTTTTATCTCATCCCATTGCGACTCAATATGATTGAATGCTCTGCCCGACAAATAATGAGTTGTTTCCCAGGGATCATGAAATTTTGTATATGCCATTTTTATCATCCTTTCATTATAAAACAAAGTGCATAAAACTTGGGCCTGATGTCGGTATATCCGCCAGTAAAATATGATCCACTATGGCCGTGGGGCGTTGATGCAACTTCAGTGGTCGCAGAATCGACATCATAAGATGTGCCATATTGAGAAAATACACCATCAGCACCACCCGAATCCCCTTTATAATCATCGATATATGAATGGTAATGGGGGGGCAATTCATCGGCGGTTATTGCGTGAGTTCCAACGGCAATAGACGCCGCAGATAAAATTTTGTGACTAGCTCCACCTGTAGTCCCATATGCGTGATCATCACCCACCGCTATAACAAATCGATTTCTAAGGTCTGGAGTACCATTTAACCCATTACATAGATACCATCCAGCCGGTATGGATGCTTCTGACCCACTCCAAATACAAATTGTGCCAGTATCTATACCAGCATCAAGTATCTGTTGGGCCGTAAGTCCATCCAGCGTTTCACAAATAACCCCGGACCCAGAACCATCATTAGCAGCCGTTATGTACTTCGCATCGCACTCAGCTTTTGTATAATATCGCTCGGCGTGGGTGATGCTATTTATGTAAGAAACCGCCTCATCATAAATACACTCTAGATTGGTCAGTGCGGCATTTTTGGCAGATTCCGTCATCGAGTGCTCGCGCCAGGAAGTCTTAGTGTACAAATTATCAACTCCACTTATTGCTTGTAAACTGTAGTTGTAAACTTTCCAGTGAGTTTTTAGTATATATGAAAGAATGAGTTTCTACTTCGATGCCGGTTCCGGGGGTAATTGTCGCAGTATCCCCACCCACCAAAACGGCCTGATCAATCTCTCCATTGGCAGACCCAGACGGTATTATAAATGTAGTAACTATTGAATCGCTCGTTGTTGTTTGGTCCGTTCGATACATTCTGAAAATCTCAGCCCCACTCTTTTTAAGCACCAGATATTTTATTCGGTCGCTATCCTCAAAGCATGGTAACCACGCCTCAGATGCATCTTCTGTACCGTCTGCATAAACTACCTGCCAAATATTAGGCGATTCGATAGCCGTCCACAGCTTAGTAAACGTTATGAGAACTAATAATACGTCCGATGTGCTAACATCATCGGGACTAGCCATTTTCTTTTGTATATCACTCAATTTAATGAAAATGTCTTCCCAATCATCTTCAACTGGCCCGGTATAAGCAACCACATCATAGTAATCCTGTTGATTGGTATATCGAAACGTTATATTGCTTATTAGGCAATCATCGTCAATATCATGCTTGGATATCTTTATGTGTTGGAGTACACCTGCCGCTAGACCATCCCTAGAGGTCGTGTACTCGACTTTCTTACCTTCCATCGCATATACATCAAGGATGGCGTTAGCCTCTTCCAGGGCTGCTATACGGCTCGACAACGAGGTATCTGAGCGAACGTTCTCCACTATCCCAGAAGACTCCGCGCCTTCTACAGTCTGTCTATCAATAATCTCAGCAAAATCGCTAGTTACTACCACTATTTGATAAAGGCCGGTATATACTATCTTCAAAACATCAGTTTCGGCTAGAGCGGTAGCACTAGAATCCTGTGAAATTATTTGGTCATTTTTGGCCCAATACCAATCCTTCCCAGTATCTACGCCTTTCTTACCGACCGTTTTTAAAGTATAATCTCCACCCCCCACTGACACATAAACTTTTGGTTCTCCACCAAGTTTATAAGCAACTGGAAAAGAAGTAGTTTGTCCATCACCTTTAGCATATTCTGTTTGGATGTCGGTTTCTTCCCAAGTTCCTATAATATATTGGCGGTTTCTATATTCGGGATTAGCGTGGGTTACACTCACACCGGAAAATGCATCCTCGATGAGGAAGTCGTCGGTTTCTATGAGATCCCATTCTGCCGCATAGCTGGTCCTATCAACAAAATATAACCTTTTATATTCATCAATAAACCATATAAATCCGGCCCGTTCTGCCATCTGATCAAGAACATCAGCCGCACTTATATAATTGGCAATATATTGGGTGACGGTTCCCCCAGCTTGGATTTCCCCGAGGGTCACACCTTCTGCCTCAAGATATTGATCGAGAACGTAGTTAACAATTGTTTCGACGGTGGTATCTTGCCAAGCTTTAGCAACTATGCGCTTTTCAGCTAAATAATGATAGTCGACACACGATATAGAATGTTTTATTACATCGCGGCCACTTACTAATCGCTCCGAACTACTATCGATATATCCTCCAAACACTTTGTAACCAATGTCCGAATAAATTTCTACTTCCTGACCCTTTTTGAAATGTTTGAGTGCGCCGATGTCCAATATTGTAAATGATGCAGTGCACCTTTTATTAACCGATAGATCAACTTCTGGGGTTGGAGATTCCATCAAAATGTTGTTACTTTTTACGTATATCTCATACCATGTATAAGGAAGAACATCTTGCCATGTGCCTAAATTTAATACATCTTGCCATGTATGAGTATCAAATTGATTAACTCCATTAATAGTCACTAACATGATGACAAGTCCTACTTATTTTCGAGTTTTTCTATTCTAGCTGTTAATTGTTTTATAGCTTCTACCAATATCGATATTGTGGCTCCAAGATCCCGGCCTATTTGTTCATCACCCTCTTTGTCGAGGTATTTCTTCTGGCAGAACTTTGGTAGGCTGGCATGGTCGATCATTCCGTTTTTTGTGCTCTTGATTGCCTTGATCTCAGCCACTGCATCTCCCTCATAAGCAGGAGTGTGGTCCGTCACCGATGCGCAATTCACATCCCCGGTGACATAAAGATTGTTAGCGCCTGGGTCGACGACAGAGCTACCGAGTGACATTCCACCGGAATTGTATATGTGAATGACATTTACACCATCGGTCACATTACGTACCACCAGATCACCTGCGCCTGATAAAAATCCCCACTTTTTCGCACCAGTTAGTTGTGAAAGTAATAAATATGTTGGATAGTCCGCATTCGATACTAAACAGTCTGCACTTACATTCAACTGTGCTTGTGGATCAGATAACCCAATTCCAACTCTGCCACCCAGTGGATTAATTACTAATGGCCAAATCACGTCGGTAGACTGCCTGGCCTGCATCCAGAACGCATAAGGCGCATTGACGGCGCACCCCATAGCCAACTGGAGGCCAGCCGTCTCTATCCATGTAGCGCAATCGGCATGGAATGTTAGTGAAGGGTCAATATTCGTATTGCTTCCTGTAAGTTTGATAACACCTTTTGTGGCATGTGATGTTGGTGTTATCTCTATATCATCACCGCTTCCAGTTCCACCTCGTAATGTAGGACTATCTAGGGCGGGCCAAACCTGCCGCCAAACTGCTGCGCCAGTAGCTACACTCTCGGCCACAAACAACCTATGATCTGTAACATTCCACCAATTACTCCCAACTGAATAACCATCCCCCACATCATCATTAACACTCGGATCAGTGACCCCATTAAAATTGCTTTTGCAGATGATACTATCAATCACATCCATATTATCATTTATATCAATGATACTTGCGGCATCACTGAGTTCAGGTTTCTTTATTGACGGATTTCTCGTACAATATTGCATCAAATCACCTTAAAAAATTAGTGCAACTTGAGTCCTCTCAGATTCAAGTTGCTTTTTTGTCGCTTAGACACAATTTTCTCAATCTGCTTCCCATCGATATTAACAATTGTTATGATGTTGCCATCACCATTAGATCTATTATTGAAGCCCATTGCAGCCAACTTAAGGAACAACTCAGTAAGATAGTTGGGAAGAAGCAATTCCCGGCCCTTTTCGCCCGCAATAATCCTAGACGGTTCTTCAATCAGGGAACCTTTAGCACCCCAAGAAAACGATGAGTTGCCCCAAGTACCCGATGGATGAGATTGAACATAGTTGCTAATTGCGACGCCAGACCAGCTCGGTGTTGGATATGTCCCTACCCAAGCTCCACCTCCGCCCTTAGAAGTCCCACCAAATCCACCCATAATATATCCACCGCCTCCGCCATAACCACCGAGGAAACCGCCTAGTACAGATGATAAACTTGATCCAAGATTAGTACCAGCAGATTCTATTTTACTAGCTAAGCCACCCATAGCGTTTGTAGCGCCTGTTAGTTCCCCAATGAGTTTGTTGCCTTCTTCTATTATCTTTTGATTGTCAGTATAGATCTTATCATGAGTGGTTGCTTGATAACCCAAATAATCATATGCTTGATCAACACTTTCATCACGTACTTTACTAAAATCATACAAGCTATCCTGAACACCTGTTTCCCATGCTGTACTAGTAAATGCGACATTATTTATCCATAGGTCGCCTCTTTCTATAGCAGCGTTTTGTTCCATTGCTAATAAATATCTATTATAATCAAAATTAGCAGCATTTATAGCACTAGAAGTTTGTGCAGTATAATTTGCTGCTTCACGTTGAACATTTGCACTAGATTTAGCGGCGCTTGTTGTTATTTCACCGGCTTTCTTCGCGGAGGCCTGTTGATAATCCATGACACCCCCACCAGATATATATTCTGATGGATTTATGTAAGAGGTTGTTCCATATGGATTTGTATATTTTAGACCGGGTATGGTAATTGTATTACCCATACATGTCATATCTGTGAAAGTGCCTTCAACATTGCTGGCGCTCCTTATAGAAACTGAATCCATTGGGTTATATGAGGTAGTTTCCCCGCCCGGTGGAGTATATTTCAGGGCATTAACCATTACTCGGTTACCCATACAAGTCATGTCTTCGAAATTGTCAACAGTCATTGTATCGGGAGTAGATGTCATGGTACCACTAGATTTGAACAGTCCAGACGGTAAAAATCCACCCAACACACTGCCTGCTACAGAACCAAGTCTATCGATAATAGGATCAACATAATTGGATGATTTTGAACCTCCATCGCCATCACCACCAGTACCGCCCCCAAATCTAATTTCTAGATTTCGGAGTTTTTGTGCCGCAGCATCTGCACCAGCGATTAGACTAGTTTCAGCGCTTTTTCCACCAGCCTCAACATTTTTACCACCTGTAGTAGCATCTGTAAAGAAACTAAATCCAGATTTTTGAGTATCTCCTACCCATTTATTACCGGATGCTTCAAACTGTTGTTGAGCAACTTTACCAATTGCTGCTATTTCTTGACCGGAGGCAGTTAATCCAATTCTAACAGGGCCATAACTTTCCGCAACACTATTTTTTGTTATTGTACTGGTTTCAATCGCAGTATTTCTAGCGGTAGAATTTACAAAATCTGCCGCAGTTATAGTCTTGGTTGAGCTATATAATGCGCTATCTTTGGTGTTTTGATTAGCTCTGGTCTGCACCTCATCATATTCTCTAAATGTTTGCTTAGCTGCATTATTTATCTCGGTATTTGTTTGGCGGGAGTAATCAGAGGCAGATCGTATATCTTTGGGAATTGGCACCACGCTATCAGCAATATCTTGACTGATTTCTTTTGTATTTGTTGGATAATCTATCAAATATGGCAATATTTTTTTAAGTTCGTCATTTGCCATTCTAAACGAGTCACCAAGATATGTTATGTCCTCGCCTAGATCAGTTGTTAGATATGAGTAGCCTTCCCCAGCCGATTTCATCTCGTCCATTACAAATCCTTGACCGCCTGTCCTATAACCAGCATAATTAGTATTCCAACCACTAGTATCTATTACAGGAAAACCAGGAATTGATGAGCCGGGCCAATCTTTAGGATCGATAACAGTTGTTGACATCGTTGGCGGTAGAGTTACCGTCGATACATCCAATGGTTTATTAAACGTATCAGATGATTTAATAATATCATATATATTTGCGGTATTCTGAGATATGGTTTTATTTGTGTCATACATACGCACAGCAGCATAACCCTTATAATTCTTACCTTCCGCTTTACGCAAATTATATTCTTCAACCGATATAGTACTACCGCTATCTTGATTATAATATTTTATGATCGGATTTACTTTGCCAACTGCCCCGCCAATATTTCCTATAGATGGTAAATTTATACCAGCTATTTTGCTAACAAGTGATTCTACCGCATCAATAGCAGGCTGTAAATATCCAGCAATAGTACTCCCCACGCCCGAAAATGCATTTCCTATACTAGTAGCCGCACCCGCAGCTAACACAATTATAGTATTCCATGTTTTAGCAAACACCGCGTATATCTCAAGAGCAGCTTGAACAACTATCTGGATCATGGAGTTTGCTGCGGGAGTCATAGCTCCGGCAACTCCACTAAGGAATCCACTCCCTATCTGACTTATAATATCCCAGCCAAGGCCTGCCCAATCCGAAGCTATATTTATAGCATCATCTATATACTGGCCCCAATCTGTTGTAGATATAGTTTTAAAGCCATCTTCGATGAAATTGCCTATAGACTCGCCTAATTTGCGGGGGCCTCCACCAGTCGCCCAACTATTCAGATTATCATAGATCCATCCAGCCAGATCAAGAGCAGTTCCTATAACAGCATTGGCCCCATCACCTATCATGGTGACGATTTCACCACCAAGTTGGCTCCAATTAATCTGTTGAATCCAAGCTATAGCATTGGTAAAACCTGTTTTAAGATGGTCGCCTGCGGCTCCCCAATCACCCCTCGATATATCATCATATACCTGGCGAGCAACAGTTGCTACACCATTTAAAGCTTCAGATGCAACCTGATTGAAGTATGTGAATTTTTCGGGCGCGAGCGAGTAGCCAATTGCTGCTAAACCAAGTGATACTGTTCCAGCAACAACTGCAATACCAGCTATAGCAGAAGCAACTGACCCAGCAGTAGCTATTAACGGTGCTATGCTTATCCCTGCAAATGCGGCTGATACTCTAGTAGCCAACCCCAATAAACTAGTCGATATTCCCGCTATAACAGGTGCTATTAGACCGGGTATAGCTGCAAATGCGGCGGGTATCTTCGAAACCGCTGCAACTACAGTTCCAGCATTGGATGCAATAAGAAGTAAGCCCGCTGTTATACCGCCCGCCTTTAGAAGATCAATTCCTCCCAGATCTACAAATTTTTGTTTAAGGCCATCAACAACTTTTCCAACTGCTTCCCAAGTGTTAACAGTTCCATCAAGATTGCGACTGCTGTCTACTATTTGTTGCAACCATTGTACAGCGCCTTTTAAACTCTCCGAAAATCCCTTAACACCGTTTAAAACCGGCCCCGTAAATATTTCACCAAACACCTCTTTAACAGAGAACAAACGTTGCTCCATTAAGTCCCATTGATCATTAAGAGTTTGTATGGTGTTTGTGTATGCACGATTTACTTCACCACCGCTACTTTTTGAAACATCTTGAATTTCTCTGAATTTTTCTAATGCGCCGCCTGCGCCCAACTTGGAAAACTCTCGACCAGCATAAGAACCAAACAATCCAGTACCAAGAGCGTTTTTAGTTAATCTATCTACATCTAATGATTCAATAGCATCAAGAAGGCGAATTTGTGTCTCACCCATATTTTCTTCTGCCATCTTTTCATATTGGCTTTTAGTAACACCCAATAACCTTGATGCGACATCAGCCCTACTAAATTCCGCTATCTTTTTGCCTTCGGCATCCCTAGTTTGCATTCCTATTTTAGAAAGAGCGTTTTCTATTCTAGCGGTGGATTCACCTGCTAATCCAGCAGTTGATACTGAAGATGTAAGCGCAGTTCTCATCAAGTCGGGGCGGATACCATACTGATTCATCAAAGCATAAAATGCAATTTGAGAATCAATATCGTTAGCAGTACCACGTAAAACTGCGGAACCACTCGCGTCGACTATAGCATCTGTTAAATCTTTAGCTCCAATTGTATATTTATTAGCAACCGTAAGCACTTTATCCATGATGTCGCTTGAGTACTTTGTCATCTTCTGAGTTCTGAGAATGGGATCTTGTATATCAATTCCTGATTGTTCTCTATTAATCTGGGAGCTTTTTATAACCATATTAGCAATATCATCAGGACTTACCTCATAATTTGTAGCTTTAACCATCTTAAGAGTTTGCTCGGTTAAATTGTAGAGGGCTTCGCCCTCATATCCAGCCAGCGCATATGGCTCCGCTGCTTTTGTAAGCTCTTGTCTAGTCTTGATTGGAATTTCAATATACATATCTTGGAAGGCTCTTGAAAATTCGGTAAACGCTTTTTTACCTTCCGGCATTGTATAATCAAATTCAGGAATAGCAACCCGCGCTAATCCCATCATCTGAGTTTCCCAATCAGCAGCAGCCTTGGTGGAGATTGCAATGGCAGCAGTTATCCCACCGATGCCAGCAATAAGACCAGCGAATGTCACTGCTGCAATACTTTTTAAGCTCGATTCTAGACCAGCAGCAGCTCTCTGAGCGAACGCCATCTGAGCTACCATTGACTGAATACCGCTTTGAAAGGCGGTCACGTTCAAAGCTGCGGACCATACCAAGCTACCGCCTGGATTATAAGCTGCCATATAATAACCCCCATATAATAATATAAATGTTCAAATAAATATCAAAATAATTATAAAAAAATGAATGGTTGGGTTGTTTTATTACAACCCTCGTTTCTTCTTTATCCCATATTTAGCTTCTTTGTAGTTCCCCGCGTTTTCATTCGCTATATCTTTCATCCAATCGTCGAAGTCTATTTCGGGCTGTTTTTTACTCGCGTGTCTTTGGGCATCTTTTGCAGCATCCGCCTCCGCAACTAAACTTGCCTCAACACATTCCCAATTAAATAAGAAGATCTGAAGCGGCTCCAACATCCATTCCAGCGGCGTTTTTGCAGGACACTCCCTTGCCAACTTGCCTGCGAGCACTTTTAAGTTTTTGCTCAAGTTGGGGTCCACTTTTCCCAACCCCAGGCGAGAACGCCGTCTCTAACAACTGTTTATTTTCCACCGTCAAATCCCTAATGGATATTTCGCCTGCCTCATAATTGGCCTGGCCCTTCTCACAATTCACAAACTTAATACCACACGCCCTATCAATGCAGAAATTAAAAACATCGCACGAGTAATCGAACTGTTCCTCTGTATCTGCATCAGCATCAAAATCAGCATATATAGCCGCTAGATCGAAAGCGGTGGCCGGAGTATATATGATGGGCACCTCAAATATCTCATCAGTTTGAGGATTCTCAAACTCAATAATGATCTCATACTTCTTCGCGCCTTTCATAAAGCGGGCAAACTCTTGCCTAGCATCTGCCTTTTCTACTCTAAGTCGTTTTGACATTTTTATACCTCACGTTTAATCATTAAGTCGTTTGGTGAGTACGCATATACTCCAATATGTTTCAAAAATATAGACGTATCAGCCAATACTTTGAAACCTTTCTCTCGGGCAAGATAACAAAACCCATAATCTTCGCCCAGCCAATACCCCTCATTATCCTTCTGATCCACCACAATCTCCGCAAACATTGGATAATAAATCAAAAGTTCCTTACCATCATGAAACTTCCCACAATGCGTCAATATACAATCCTTAGCAACCGCATCAACTGCCGCGCGGGGGATCGCAATAAACCCACAGCCCAGCCCCTCAACTTCCTGAATCTCCCCATTAAAATTAAACTTTCCATCGGGCGTCTTAACAATAGCGATGGGGGGCAATTCCCTCTTCATGTAGACCCCACCGACGATCTGCTGCTCCTCATATGCATGTTTGCAGATCTTCCAAAAATCAGCAGGTGTAAATGCCACATCATCATCGATAAATGCCAGAATATCGTTATCGGTGTCCCGATGGAATATTGTGGCCCAGGTGCTCCTAGACTTGGCTATACTGGCCTCTAGACCTACCACAGTGGTCAATCTGAAGCCTTTTGGGACCGCTGTAATCAACCCATCCATAGACAGCTTCGATGATACGTCTATGGAGCGATGACTACACACGGCCAAAAGTACTTTTATAGTATTCGGCTGTTCCATTTTGCTCATATAATTTTCACCAAATTACTATAATATTTTCATAGTATAAAAATTTATCTATGCTTTATGAAACGCTACATTTGCATATACATTAGCTTCCCCTAGCAAATTTAACGTAGTTGCCCCATTCAAATAAACAGGCTGTGGCGTCGTGCGATATATCTTCAAAAAGAATATTTCGGATTCAGAAGGAATAAAACATTCTTCCTATCGGCATTTTAAACCGACCAGTTCTTCTGGAAGACTATCAATATTTCAGGCGCTACTATAAGCAGCGTTCTTAGTATTGATCAGGAATGCTTCAGCCTCAAATCCAACCCCAGCAGTGCCATCAATCTCAGCCGTAAAATTAACCTTAGCATTCAACCTATTTCCAGTAGAACCCGGCGTAAACGAAGTAATGTTTACCGATGGCATATACATTATAAAGGCGTATGGAATCTTGCCTGCATAGAAGAACCACCTATCAGAAGTAGCCCCGCCAGTTGCACCACTGAATTGCACAGTTACGCCATCACTGAGAGCCATAGCCCCAGTTGTCACCATAGTAGCGGTTGCCCATGCCCCACCATTTGCCCGCCAAGACATCTTATTTGATGCGCCAGCCTCGGTTATCTTAACCTCAAACAACTTATAATCAGCGGTTCCATTGTAAGACCCAGAGGACGTAAGAGCTACAGTTCCAGCGCCAGCTACCTTCATAGTAGCACCCACTGTAGTAGCCGTAGATACTATAGCAGCAGACTCCCACACAATCATAATTGGGATCTTTGTTTTATTTAGTATTGGGCCGGTTGTAGAACCCCAGAAATCATTAATTTCAGTAGTACTTTCCACAAAAATTGTAAGATCGCCGCTAACAGTTCTATCTCCCGCTAAAATATGATCAGCGTAGAGAACACCAAGAGATTTAGCATCTTGAGGATCAATACCATTATCAATACTTATAGATACATCCTCAACGTTCGTAGAAAGCACATCATCCCAATACACCTTAGCACCAGACGATCTAAACACTTTAGTCGCGCCCGAAACATAAGTAGCGGTGCCAAATGTGCTTGCAGTTGCAAGCTGTGACCCCACAATATCAGCCGAATAATCTAAAATAGACGCTTTGCTATTCTTAATATCCAACTTATTTACCTGGCAATTACTACCAGTAACCTCGTAAACACCCGTTTTCATCCAAACTGTAAAACTTGGCACCTGAGTATCAACCACGTTAAACTTATGGATATAACAACCAGTTGTCACGGTCGCTGAAGTAGCCGATCCAAACGCCCCGTACAACATTGGTCCAAAACCATTATCCTCGGGGAATGCCCAGCTCGATATATTACCAGTTATATGATAGGGTTTATCAACCGTAAATGTTAATCCTCTAGAACCCATCGCCCGCAATTCATCCTGATCAACTACCGGATCAAGAACCGCCTCAGAAGTAGTATACACATATTCCTGGGGAGCACTTTCAATAGTACCCGCTGTCTCTTCTCTTGCGATACCAACCTTCACTGATTTTATGCTATCCGTCCACACCATGTTAATAACCTCCAAATTTATTTATCTATTTGCTGTTCTTTAAATAATAACCATACACAATCATCGCTGAATGCCACGCTGAAATTTCCTCATCAAAAAACAAATTATCGTTTATTCTATCAATATATATAATATAAGTATTATCTAATGTTTTAACAACGTCCCCCTCAATGAGAACTTTAACCCTATTCCCAACATCCCTACAATACTTAGAATTATTGCCTTTCACTGACGCTACATCGATCTGGAACATCCCCGACGCACGAACCAATCCATGTGCATCATATCCCATCTGCGCCTTAGTAACCACATTCGGGAGCGACACCGATATCATAGTCTGGTTACCACCAGTCAAATTCGCCGATACATTCTTGGCCGGAAAATCAATCTCAAACTTTCCATCAACCATCCCAAAGAGGGTATCATCGTCGGAAAGCGCCCTTGATAGCGCTACCAAAAACCCATAATCAGTTGTAACCATTATCCTATCCCCAATGCCCCGTCAATATGTGCTCTAATGATCTCTGGTGCCTTCTCCTCAACCACATTCATCGCGGGCCAGAAGTGGGCCACCCTACCCCCCCATTTATATTCGACATATGGGGCATAATATAAATCTGTACTTATATTAATATTTACCACACTCGTGCCCGATTTAGTGTACTCCCCATGATAAGAATCATGTAGCGCGCCAGTAAGATATCCATGACCAGGATATAATCTACTTTGAATCTCTTGTACCGCTACATCAATAATCTCCTGGGCTGCATCATCAATGGCACTATTAACACCAGGAACAACCCTGTTCAGAAACCCGGCAAACATAGCAGCATTAAGTAGACCAAACGATGTTCCAAGTGCGCTCATACTTACCGCCTACGACCTTTTAATATTGTCCACACTATCTTTGATATCTTCATTGATACGTAGTATAATTTTGGCCTGTACATCATGTTCATCATACTTTTTTGATAACTCATACACAGCGTTTTTTACATCTTGCGTCTCATTTATAACATTAACAAGTTTGTCCACAATTCGATCAGTGGATTTTTCCCATTGTTTAGGCATCTGATAAACAAAAAAACCAGCTATCCCAATACAAAATATTATCATAACGCCCAATAAAACGAGAAAAAAATCACCATTTGCGGCACTTAATACCGTTTCCGTGGGATCAACGATAATAATACCACCTCACTTCAGCAGCGGAATTGTAGTCTTAACGAAGAAGAATGCAAATCCCATCATCGCTAAGTTATATAGTCCCTCAGTGTCAATAGCTGTACCCGCAAACACTGGCAAGTAAACCGCCCCAATATACCCAAACAACGCAATAAGCGCCAAAATCAAAGTCCTGACACCTACAAATCGATGTTGGTTTATCTCAACCACATCTTCAGGATACTCATATCCATCATCAACAACTTCATCAACCATATCAATCACTCCTTTTTACAGCATAAAATCTCACAAAATCTACCATATTAGTATTAAGTTGCATATGCTCCTGCACCTGCCCATACACAACATAAACACCTTTCATCTTACCAATGGTAAACTCGACACCCTCATCAATCTCATCAGGGTTCCCTCCAACCAACACTTCCCACATGCCAGGCGTTGAGATTCCAGCTTGTTTGACCTGCAATAAAAGCGCCAATCCCTGTGCTCTAACATACCTAATCCGGGCAGGTAACGTCTTTTCAACGGTCCATTCAACCGGGTTACCCGCCGCGTCACACGTTGTTATCTCTATGGTGGGCACTACACTCTCATCCACAAACCCCGTAGTCGTTATCGTTAATGCCCCAGCATCCCACGTATTACTAGTTATTTTCCACCGGGCCGCCGTGAAGCTAACATTCTCAACAGTAGGTGCACCATCAACATTCCCGTTAACAATAACAACCCCGCTATTATCTGTACCACCCCCCACATCTATACGCAAATTTGCGCCATCCTCGGGCACATCATGCAAACTTGTTAACGTTGGTGTTGCGATTTGATTAACTATTTTAGAATCTTTGGTATTAACGGTTATTTTTTGCGTTAATCCGCCCACCAACATCAAATCACTTCCATCTCAACATCATCAAACGGCACATCTTTAAACTCACTCGGATAATAAGTATCGTCTGCATGCTTAACAATACCCGTACTCAACACACTAGAAGATCCAGCCCGGATTATCTCAGCAATTAACTCATTATAGGCGGCCAGCCCGCTAGTGACACCGGCCACCCCTTTAACAACCTTATCATTGTTGATGCTGGTTTCTTTAGCATCCCAGTCTTTAAACTTCATCTCCCACAAATGTTGGATGAAGTAGGCGTACGCCCTCAACTTTTGCACATCTGACATTGTGATGGAATTTTTAGCCAAATCAGAAGTAATTTGTGCATCTGCGATCCCATAAAATAGCAAAAAGTTGCCCTGGTTGGAAGATTGTGAATCGTATAAAATGTCGGCATCAGTGTTTGTTGTTGCGCTTGATTCAGCGGCGGTTTGACAACTTAAAAAAGTGAATGCGTTAACATATTTTATTACATCTTCAGTAGTTATTGTCACAACACCACCTCAAAAAATTATTTCTATGGGGTGTGAACACCACCCCCCATCGAGTTCCACCATAGCCTCATCATCATAATAAGGCCGATCGGATCAGTCCCATACTTGCTTTCCCACTCATCCACAGTCAGCATCAACGCCGGATTTTCGGGGCTGGCAAACAGCAACCCCCGCCCACCATACGTATTCTGTATCCATTCGATAGTCTGTATATCTTTTACAATACCAATAATCTTCTTGGCCTCGCGCGAGTATGGAACCTCTTCCGGCCCATTCTTCCCGATCACAATTAGCGACTTAACTAAATCCATTATACCTATGTACGGCGATGCAATTCTTACTTGGACGGGCTTTGTCACCACTTCGGTTGGAAAAATACAAATCCCATCAATATCCAAGTAATCTTCTTCTTCAACTTTATCTTTCGGCATGTTACACCTCAATTATATTACTTTTCATCGATCATTGTTTTACATATACACTCTAAACGATCAATAGGTTTCTCATATTTTTCAAGTTTGTTAATAGTACTTGGGGAAACTCCAAAACATACCTTATCACATATTTTATGCCGTCCTATGATAGCACTTGCGGGTATTAACCAGATGTGACGGGGAGTCAATACTTCCATTGATTCCATTGCCAACAACAAATAATAATCAGGTTTTTCACCAGATCTATTTTTTATACCAAACGACCAACTTCCATTTTTGCCAGTAGTTGACAACTTCACATCAATTTTGAATCCATTTTGACATATTAGATCGTATCCTGGGGTGCCATATGGCGCTCTAACTGGATTTTTGAAGTATCGACAAGCAACTTCTTCTCCTATAATTATGCCTAAGTACACGTTTCTAGCATGTGTCGGGGAGGCTGGTTTATCTTTACCTGTTCTATATCTCCATTCTTTTCGCCTTTTGTTACAACAATCTCTACACACTGTTCTATATCCATCTCTAGTACCACATTGAGTATCAAATTTTGATATAGGAAGTATAAAACCGCACGTTGAGCACGTTTTCTCTATCACATCTGCAACTTGACCTTTTTTGGCCCAATACCTACTTTTCTGAAGCTTTTTTTGGCATTCCCTACATTCGTTCCGGCCCTTATTAAAATCTTCATCGGGTTTACTTTCTTCACAAACTCTACAGGTTCTCATACATAAACATATAACACTTCGAATTTATAAATCTTTCGGTTGGTAACCAATCTAAAAATAAAAGTTTGGAAAAATAGTATCAATATCCCAACTTTTTAACTAAATAGTTGTAAACCCATCAAACATGGCAACCAATCTGTGCTAATTTCACCACAGTTGCTCGATCCCCACAATTGAATAAACTTCTCAATGGAGAATACACCCGTCATATCATCGATAGACCGCCCATACTCCGCATGCTTCCCATTCAGTACATCATCAGCCACAGGATCGCGTGACAGCCACCCTATATGCGCCATCCCGATCACATTACTATTAACATTGGCCTCCAACACGCCCGTACAACAATCCTTCGCACACTCATCCTGATAACCCCGTGTCCTAACCTCAGTATTCTTAACAAGATGCTCAGCATGCGTGTACATCTCGGTCATCACAGCTCCAATCTTATAATTCTGGACGCACAACTTATCCGTCCACTTCGCATCATAACTCCCAGTCTGATAAGATATCGGCATATACTCGAACTCAGCCACCCTAGTATAATTTATATAGTCCATCGGGCAAGAGTTTGTAAAATTACATGATCCCTCAGTCCAATATCCCAAAACCGTGTACCCCTCAACAAGCACCTCGCCCGTCTCATTATCAACTATAGGCTCTACATACTCATCGGGCACCCAAACACTACCAACAGGCTCCCCACCTTTCATAAGTTGCCTTTCAACCTCCAACTCAGAATTCACCTTAAAATTGCCTGACCCAACGACCTTATCAACCAACTTCTGACCTTCAAATCCAAACTGGGTCGCAACGATCTTCTGAGTTTCAACATACCCAACCCCATTCTCCGCTGTCTTCTCATACATATAGTTGGATGCAGTACTCATACTAACCAAACCAACCACAACCAACAACACCAACCACAAACTTTTCATCATATTACACCTCACATCCAACTACCGTACTTTATAGTATTTAAACTTTCTTTTTAACAACTACTTTCTTTTCCTTTTTCGCTTTTTCAACAGCCACTAAGTCCTCAAGAGCTTGGAAATCTTTGTCGAGCGGAACTTTGACAGCCTCCGATAAGGCACCTATCTGCTTTCTCAGTGCCGCTATCTGGTCATCGATGCTGATCTGCCCGGTGACTATCTTGCCAATCGCCAGGTCATTCAGCCGTTTTTGCCAGCTTCAGTAGCTCATCTTTGTCCTTGAACCCGGCCCGTTTCCACATGGGCATTGGGTTGTCTATCTCCATTAGTTTTGGTGATTTTTCAGTGCCCTGGTCAACGGTGATCTTGCTGTCATCAATTGCTGCAAGTTTTGCCAGATCTGCCTTGGCCCGTTTCTCATACTCTGGCATGGCCAACAGGTTCTCGTAATCCCGCTTGGTGAGCGGGCCTTTAGGGTATCCTCTCATCGTGTCACCTCATGAAATGTAGATTCAAATAACGACTACTGTGGCTCCGCGACTGCGCGGCAACAGATACCCGAACTCACAGCCGACCGCCGATTATACGTATCACGCGCCCGCGAACCGCAACCCGCCCCATAATCCCAAGCACCGCCCGCAACAACCGCTGCCTGTGCCGGGTATGTTCCTTGACCGCAATGGGACCCTCTGGTTCCGCTGATATTCTCGTAGCTGAACACAATTGCTGCGGCATAATCCGCTCCGGCTATGTAGCTCTGCTGATTCTGGAGCCAAATCCACCAGACTCCGGACATGTCCTCCAAGCCAATGTTTGAGACGATCCTTCTGGATGCAGTATCCACATGTCCGCCAACGGTCGTCGGATTCGCGCTCCCGTAGATATTCGTCTCTTCTGGCGTGCCACTGTGGAGCTGCGCAAACTCCCAGTCTGTCATCATCCTGGCACCTATATTTTTCAGGTCGTCTGCGAAATCGTAGAAATTCCGAGAGACAGTCGCGGCAGCTCCGAATACTGATGCGATAGATGCTCTTGTGCCGGAGAGGGGGTATATCGAGGCCCACAGAGGCGCATAATTCAGGCTGTCGAAATCGGTCGGCCCTCCCCAGGCAAAACCAGGAAGGAAGCGTCCATATGGCCGGTGCTTGAGATCTTGGATAGACCGAGGGATGATATCTCCTGCCAGGTAGCCTGTGAGGGGATGGCCGGAGATCGTGCCAACATTCGCGCATTCGCAGTGGAAACACCCTATCTTGCGGCTATTGTCTGCGGTGTAGCCAGCCGGGTAGGTGGTGGCGGCACTAAGGATGATTACAGGCACATATCCACTAACGGGAACACATGCATAGATATAGAAGTCCTTGCCAGCGCGATTGGCCGCGACTGCATAATTAGTCGGTGTAGTCGTATCCCAATTCGAATCAATGTTCAAATCAAGTTCTACAGCGGCCTCTAACTCATAAGCATGGGCACCCGCACCACCAATGTTCACGAGCATGTGGCTGGGGCTGACCAGAGTTCTGCGGTTGGCTGCCGTGTCGCTGCCTTTGTTTTTCCACATTCGGTTACGGCTGTAGTAGCAGTCCTGCCGGGCGGGAAGGCGGTTTAAGAATCCCATGTTCAGCTCTCCAGGATAGCTAAGATAGCCGCAAGATCGGCTTTCATGTGGGCTATGTCTGCCTGCATAGTACCAAGATCAGTTCCAATATCGACCGCTAATTTATGATCAGTTAAATTTATATAATCTTCTTTAGTTGTACTTGTATCTCTAGCCATTATTTGTACTTTATGTAGTGCCATATTTTTAACCTCCTACCTCCGATATGGCGATCAAAAAAAATCTCTACCTAAGTTTCATGCCGCCCATCAAAATACCCTTTTTGAGCAACTTCTTAATCTCAAAAGTCAGCGGCAGCACATAACTCTCATTAATATTTAAAATCTTACCATCATCCAACATAATTTGCCCAAATTTCTTAACTTTCCCACTTTTAAACTGCTCACGCTGCATATCTTTCAGCGCCCGACTAAACTTAGGCAACACCACAACAACCTTCGTTCCCACCCTCAATTTGCCCCTCATTATGGGATCACTATCAAGAACAGCAGGATTCATATCAACCAGATACTCATCCACATCTTCAACACTAACTTTCTTCTTTCTTCGTGCCATATAATCGCCTAAAAACAAAAAATAAAAACGGGCTACTCAAGCATGAGCTGCCCAAGTCCCGTTAGTCAACGCCCTATAAGCCCCATTAGAAGCCACAATCACAGCAGTACTCCACTGTTCAGTAGACACCAAATAAGTATTGGCATTAATGGTATCTCCACCAGTGGCATTAATCCTCGCGTAATTTGCATTAGGATCACCACTCACCGAAATAAAGTACATCCGGCCCGGTACAGTCTCAGCATCCGGCAGTGTCAGCGTAACATTTGCAGCAGTCGCATTAATATCATACACCGTCTTAGTGCTGGAAGAAGTTAGCACTGTATCAACAGTAGTACTAGCGTTTACACCCACAGCCATAGTGGACATCTTCATAGCCCCACTTACATCCAAAGTCCCAGACGCATTAACAAATCCAATGGACGCATCTTTATCATCTCCAAAATATATCTTAGCGTCATCCCCAAACCACGGCGCGCCCGTATCCAACATTTGCCTGCCCTGTAATATCTTCTCGGTATCCCACCAATATCCGCTACCAATGGATACCATTATCATAAGCATGCACAAACCAACAATAAACTTTCTCATATACACCCCTCATAAAATCAATTTAAAGGTCTATAATAGGCCCATAGAGACACTTTAACCAAAAAACAGTACATATACACACAAAAAATTAAAATGTCTCTAAATGCCCTACACAAATTCCACGTAACACTAATTTATCAAGTTGTAACATTACCAATCTCGTAAATAAGAGGCGTAGTAAATGTGGTATCATCATAGAGAGGCTTAGCCAAGCATCCAAACGAATGGCGCAGGGTCGTCTTATACCCCACATCGTGAATCCTGGTAGTCTCGCTCATCTTAATACCATTACCATAATACTGCCCGCACTCAAGAGTATCTCCACCCTCCACAAACACCACTGCATTAGTGCCCAGGGCATCCGAGCTGGTATCATTCTTTACATCAACAACTTCCGCCCCATCAGACCCAAACTTAGCAGGCGAATACGGATAAAAGTTAATCTTCCAGGTCTTCTTAAGATACTCCTTAACGGTCATCTGCACGTTCCCAATCAGGCCCAGCGCATCCAGACCCATCATAGCCTTGGCCGGATAAATAACCCCAAAACTGGCCGTCTCAGGGTTCAACCCACCGGAATACTGCACAATACCCTGAATGGCCTGTATAATATCCTCTTCAACCTGGGCCGCCGAGTCCGTCCACACAACATCCGCATTATGGGTACAACTGGTATTATTCTTTGCCCTCAGCTCCTCAATAATCCTATAATCCCTCAGAGCTGCAAAATAATTGGCAGAGTTCTTAATACCAGTTCTCAACATATTGTTAACGGCGATTGCGTCAGTCGCACTATCAGTAATCGTAAACGCAAACTTATCCCAGGTCAACTCCTTGCTAGTCTCTTTCATTTCCCATCTGGAATCCTCAACCGGGGCATCCAGCGCAACATTCATGCGACCAGCTACACCAGCCTGCCACCTCAGCTCAATCTTGGGAATACTAAGAGTCCTGGTTGGGAACACCCCACCCAAAAATCCCATCTTCTGTACGCCCATCTCATAAACAGTCCGGTTCTTCTCAAAATATCCTCTAAGAAAAGTACCCAGATTTCCAATATTTATCGAACCCATTTTATCAGCATTAGCACTAACCATAATTAATTACCTCCAAAAAATAAAAATATCTAAGCAGTTGCACCAGGCGCTCTATCCAGCCTAACCGCAACCAAATCGCCCTCAGCAGTAGTCACCAAATCATCCATGCCCTCATACGTTCCAATGCAAACAGTTGCAGTAGAGGACGCCGCCGTACTAACAGCCCCATTTACAGAAGCCAGATACACCGCTGCTCCAACCGCATAAGTTTCACTGTTAGCAGAATAGCAATGGACGAGCATATTACTACCCAACATCGCAAAAGGATGACCTTCTCCTGCTGCCATAGTCTTAGCATCACCATTTGCCTTATAAGAAGAGCAAATAGCAACAGCATAAGCCGTAGCACTTACATCAGTTGCAACTGTCATCCTGCCATCATTATTATATGTGTAAACTTTACCCTCATAAATAACCTCAGCCGCGCAATCCTTGCTAGCTGGAAGCACACCATTATCCAATATAACTGCCATAAAAAATCACTCCTTACCTAAATCTCTACACCAAACATACCGGCAATTTCTTTCTCAGTCGGAAATCCCATCGCGGACCATTCCTGACTCTCCACATCCGGCTCCGGCACAAACTCCTTAGCCGACTCCTTAGCAGCCTGCGGTACCTTGCTCACAAGCAACTCCGCATACCTATTACCATGCTCAATTATCAGCTTGGCCGGATCTTCCATATAAACTCCCAGCAGCTCACTCTCCGCAGCTACCCTATTCTCAGCTGGGAACTTACTCAGAAACTCCTGCTTCTTAGCCTCAACAGCAGCGGCCTCAACCTTAGCCTTAAGCCCATCTCTTTCCGCCGTAACCTCAGCCAACTTAGCAACCAGCTCATCTCTCTCAGCAGCAATCTTGGCCTTCTCAGCCTCCACTGCCACTACCTTCTCACCAAGCTCTTTCTTGATTCTCTCACTCTCAGCAGCAGCCACCTTAGCAGTCGCGCTCTCAGTCCTCAGACTGACCAATTCTTCCATATCAATAGCCATTTCTTTATCCATAATTTTCACTTCCTTAACTTCATCATGTTCAACATTAATTCCGCATGTCCCAACAGGACACGCTGGATACTCAACAATAGCCAAATTATTCGGTACCAAATTATAATATTTACGACTATATTCAATACCGTCTAATTCGCCACTCTCGTCAACAGTCTCATGAAAATAAGCCCCGCTGACCCCGAGCTTACCACCGCCTCTAACAAACTCCATCAGCTCAGGAGGCGACCCAAGCTCATCACTAAACCAAGCCTCCGCCCGTATCTTCCCCCCCTCCTCATCCCAAACGGGATTCTTCACCTGCCCCACGATCTGCTTGCGACACGTAACAATCTTCTCAGGAGGATGATCATCCACTCCCCTCACTTTCTCCTGTATAATAGGAACATTCCAAAACGGAACACTCTTCTTAACCGCCTCGCGATCCCTCAGCGCCCCATTAGCAACACCCGCCGCAATAACAGTAATGGGCACCTTAACAACCCCACCACCACTCCCCCCACCTCCCAAAAACTCAACAACATCCATCGAATCAACAGCAATTTCCAAACAGATCGACCTCCGTAAATCGCTGCGGCGATTTACTCACCGCAATATGCTCTACAAGGCCCATAATAGCCCCATAGAGCCACTTTAATCATAAACTACACCACTAACCAATCACCAATACTAACTACCCACAAACAGCCCCACAACTAATCCTAGAGCAATCCCTCACCCAACCATCACCCTTAAATAACATACTCATCTAATAAGCAAGTATGACAACTAGATCAATAGTCGAAAAAATAAAAAACGATGAACTGCTAGATAGGCCAGATGAAGAGTTTATAAAATCGCGCATAGTATCCTGGGCTGTTAACCAGTTACTCGCGTGCCCCAGCAACCCTACCAGACAAGCCCACCTAGAATACATCCTATATTTAACTGCAATATCCAAACTAAAGTACGCTATTGTATATATTGAAAAAGATGAGCCAAATATGTCACAGTTCAACTATTAACATAATCCCCTCTCTTCCCTCTCTTTTTTCATTCGCTCCCTCAACTCTAACCTCTCCCTCTCACGCTCTTCTAAAAAATTTACAAAGTTTGCCCCCTCCCAGAGCCCTTCGGCCCGAAAGCCAGCAACAGGATTGCCCAAAATCCTAACCCCACTTACCAAGTCCTCCACCCCCGATCTTTCGACCTCACAAGGCACTCACCAAACCTCTCAAAATATTGTTTTTCTTTGTGCGTGAATACTCCCGCCAATGAATTGGCGGGCATCTAGGCTGATGCCAAAGACTGTATTCCCAGTCTTGCAATGTTCAGAGCAGCATTAAGATCCCTGTCTATCGATAGCCCGCAATAGGGGCAATCATGGACCCTGATAGACAGATTCTTTTTGACTATTTGACCACAGCTTGAGCACATCTGAGATGTATTAGCTGGATTAACCAATACCACTTTCCTACCAGCATCTTCCGCTTTGTATGAAGTGTACTGTATTAGTTTATTCCAGCTTGCATCCAAGATGCTCTTAGCTAGGTTATGATTATGAACCATATTGGCTATATTCAGATCTTCAAATACTATCACGCCGTATTGATTAATCCACTGCCGGCTTAGTTGTTGGGCAAAATCTTCTCTTCGGTTGGATACTCTCTCGTATAGATGGCTCACCGCTTTGCTTGCCTTCCTTCTCCGAGGCGATCCTTTGGGCAACTTATCGCGTTTGCTTTGAGCCTTCTTAAGTCGTTCTTCATCGGCTAGAAGAAATCTAGGATTCTCGATGAACTCACCATTGGAAAGCACTGCGAAATTCTTGATACCCATATCTACGCCCACTATTTCGTTAGAGGGTTCAAGAATGTGATTTGGTGCATCTTCAATTAGGAATGACACATACCATTTCTTTGTTGGAGATCTTCGGATAGTTAGTCTCTTAACATCACCCTCGATAGGTCGATGCAACTTGAATTTGATATCTCCTATCTTGGATAACCAGAGTTTATCACCGTCTATGGAAAAACCACTTTGAGGATAACTGATGCTATCGTATCTGTTCTTTCCCTTAAAACGAGGATAGCCAGGCTTTTCGCCTGATTGAACTCTTCTGAAGAATGCACTGAATGCAAGATTGACCCTGAGAACAACATCCTGCAATACCTGAGAATGGACTGATCTTAGTTCAGGTTTGGACTCTTTCCAAATTGGAAGCATTCTCTTGGATTCAAAGTAGCTTATTGATTTGCCTTCTTGTTCAAAGGAGTTCTTTCGCAGGGCAAGAGTCTCGTTATAGACCCATCGGCAAAGCTCTAGCTGCTCATTCAGCTTGGTTACCTGAGCCTTGGTTGGCTTGAGTCTATATCGAAACACTCTCATTGGCTTACTTCACCTTTTACACTCACCCATTGTTCTTGTTTGGTCATCTTAAGATATACGTATGGTCACCATTAGTTAATATACTTTTTGGTAGGTACGGGCTGTATCCCTCCATTGAAATGGAGGGGATTAGCCCTGATTTCGGCCTAAAATCCCGATTGGAGTGCTTACGCACTTCTACACTATCATGCCGATACCAAAACGGGTTAAATTATCAAATCCTGGAAATCTCCTATCCACATTATACACCCTATAAGTCCGCGACATCACGAAAACACCACTCATCTTCTACAATCGTCTACAAAACCACACAAGAACGTCAAAAAACGATGGTGATTTTCAAAAATATCGACAATTTGGGCCAAAAACCCAAAAGTTTTTCAAAAATTAAAAAATAAAAAAATATATAAAAATGAAAACGCGAATCATTCTAACAACTTGCTTACCACATCTTTCATACTATCCACAAATTGTAAATATAAAAATAAAAAAATCATTTCTTTATATATATCACACTCGCAACCAAAAACTTTTTTCATTATAACGTATGTTTAAATTATATTAATCTTTTATTTTCAAACATTGTCAAAGAAAAAAAGTTTTAATAAAACTTTTAAGTTTTTTAGAAATACTACATATGGAAAGAATAAAAAACAAAACTTTACAAAATGATTACTAACTTCAAAGATGCGCACTCATTTATTAACAAAAGTTTCATGAGAACAAATATATATAGGACTCTGTATGAATATTAGTTAAGCCTTCCACCTATATAAACCTTTCGCCACCACTATCAGCCGCCACAAAATATCAAAATACCTAAACATATAGCAATCTTTACAGATAATCACAACCCTTAAATAAAATACCATCCTACTAGTTGTTGGTGAACAAAATGAGTTATAAAAACGGAGATAAAATATGCTTGGGTTCGGAACCACCCCTCATAATAACCGACATCGTATCAATCAATGTTGAGATCAAGTCATTCGATGGCAACATACGCTTTATTACAACCAGAGTAATTGCACATCCTGAAAAATAAAAAATTGTAAATCGCTGGTAAATCGCTGTTGCGATTTACTTATTTCTCCACCCAATATTTCCCCTCTTTCCCACAAATATCACTACCAATCCACAATCGTTTCCAGTTATGGATCAATACCAACAAAACCCACCAGTATTTATCCATATGATACATCCTACATAACTTCTGCATCTCTATTATCCCCCGTTCTTCATCACATCTCAATACCGGCCCAACCAACTTTTTCCCACCAAAAATCAAATCATCTTCTTCAAATTGCAACCTTCTACACATCGAACATGGCCCAATATCCCTATCCCACTCCTTAACATAATGCTTACACTCAACACACGCCCGCTCCACATTCCTTATTTTCTTCTCCATCGTAACACGATATACATTCCCACTCAACTTCTCGATTCTCATTCGCCCATCATTCTCATAAGTATTCAACTTGTACCCGGCCACAAAATGATCCATCACTTCGCGCCACTTACCCGGATGACAATGCCGTACCCAATTTTCCACTACCCCAAACTTCTCCGACTCAACATCAACAATCATCACATCCGAGCCACAAAAACTATACGATAATGGAAACATCCCAGCATCTTCAATTACCACACTATAACTATCCCATTTTTCCATACAATTTCACCACTCCCCCACTATACACCCCCACCCTTAAATACCTTGCGAGTGTAAATCGTTGCAACGATTTACTCCTCTATCAAGTTCGCGCCCTCCTGGATCGCCAACTTTTTGCCCGACCACTTACACCCCCTCACAATAATAATACTCTCCACCGGGTCAACATCCGTCATGGCATAACACCCCCCCGGCGCGCGCACCTCACTCCCCTCAATCTCTACGCACGATTTCCCTATCGCATGCACCCCGAAATACCCCTCAAGTTCACACTTCCTAATCAACAACTTCGAATCCCCATACACATACGTCGCCCCACCCGTCGAGTTAGTCTTCCCCACATCATTAACCAACTTCGAATTGGTAAGCACCCCGCACCCATCCCTCACAACAAACCCATAAGACTGCCGCGCTGCGCGGCAGTCCATATTAAGATTATTTATTACGAAGTCATTTACTTGCCACACTGTAACCTGACTATCAGTCACAAACCCGTCCACACTCACGACATCATTGGCCCTGGTCATAAAATCATCGTTCCCGTTCAAAACCAGGCCCTCCCCGCACCTAACCGCCTTACACCCCACTACCTTACTATCCTTATTAGTGTCGAGCATAATACCCTGCCCCACACAATCAGCCGCACTCACGCCCTGAACCCGCTCATTCGCGCCCGGCCCGCTCCCATTATTGCCCAAATAAAGCCCCGCGCCCCACGAATTCTTCAGCTCCAAATTATAGAAATACCCACCTGTCCTCTGCGACCCCACCAAAATCAGTCCCTCACCATCATGACAAATTGCTGATGTAACCTGGTTATTTCGGTTACCATCCATCGTTAAATTGGCGACCGTAAACCCGGAGTACCCCCGGCCCATTGGCCCACTCCCCCGGATAATCATCATCGCAACATGATGCCCAGGTTTCCGCTGGTTTGGCAACAACTTTAGCACAGTCTTGCCCACGCCCGCCCCATAAATATGAAAAGACTTATCAATTATTGGCAACGCCGACCAAAACACATTGCCCCCGTCTGCATTCAACGCAAACTCATATGGCGCACTCATCTCAAACGTGCCCGGCCCAATCCCTAGCGTTCCATTCGCCGGGACCGCATCAATCGCAGTCTTAAACGCCCAACTCATATCTGACCCGGCTGGCACCATCGCGAGCACCCTACTGCCCGCCATCACCCTCACATTACCCCCCACAACCTTCACATCAACATCATAGGTATTGGGGGATGGCTCCGGCGCTGGAATAGGCGTTACATCGTCCCCACTTTGCATCAGATATTTTTTTATAATCGCCTTCAACGCATTATCCCGTGTCAACTTATTATCAACTTGATACTTCACTAACGCCTTGTAGGTCTCTTCATCGACCGTAACAACAAACCTAATTAATTTATTACTCGCCATATTATACCCGTCCGTAATCCTTAAATACTATACTCACCTAATATATCTTTATGAAAACTACTGAATTTCATACCGGCCAAAAGGTAACTATATTTAGACGTTACCCTAAACAACATTTTCGTATTAATGATAAGGTTGGTCAAATAGGAACCATCTCAAACATGTATTACTATCCAGATACTGATACTCATTATGCAGAGGTTCAATTGGAGGATGGTTCTTCTGAGTGGTTTCCAACGCAAATGTTGGAACTCACACCTACCCCCAGCCAGATTAAAATAGGCACTAGGATTCAAGTTAATGGGGATGATGACTTTACATACAATCTTGCAACTGGCGTTATAACAAGTATGTCAGATTCTAGTGATGACGTAGTAAATATGCGGCCAGATGATCCAGTTTTACAAAAATATTATCCTGATGGTATTTGTTTGTTTGGCAATCATCGATTTAGAATTTTGGATCAGTCGTCCAAAGATGTAACCAAAAACTTTAGCCGGGTTTCTGTTTATGTTGAAGTTTGGCCTAGAGACTCCGATGGGATTTCTCATAAATTAGAGTTTAAGTGGGGTAATGGTATGAAATCATCAACACTTCGTGACCAAATAAACAGATTTATTGACAAAATGGAGAAAATGTGATTAAAACCATGTTTATACCACATACAAAATGCGATAAATATTATTTTACTATTTTTGACCATGAAACTGATGGCGTTTATGAATTTTCAACTAAATATCATGAATATTCAAGTATAAAGGACTTCCTCATCACCGAGTTTAAAGATAAAATGAAAGAGGTAGAACAATTCTATGCCAATACTGGATATAACTATATAGATGAATATATAGAAATTATACGAATGCATACAATAGGTTGGAAAGTATGCATTCGCAAATTTAGGGAATGTTAACCAGCCCTGCGACCTTTACCCCTCACTTCCCGGCTATCCTTTTTATCGCGTTGTTGCGGAGTACCGTCTATCTTTTTGTCGGGGTCGTTGAAACTGGCCGGGGGTGGATTCGGCCCCACATCCGCCCGATCATCCGTGCCATTGTTGGAGCCAAAATCAACCTTATCACCGGGGTTCGATCCTTTGGCCGGTATCCTTGCTATCTCCGCTCGTTGGTCTTCAGTTAAAGGTGGATACCCCGCGATTTCACGGATCTCATCGGGGGTGAACACTCCAACATCCCGCGCGATTCGCACCCGGTTCCAGATCTCCGGGCCGGAATCAGGTGTCATTTCGCGCCAAACTATCTCAACTCGCCAACCTTCTTTCCCATTCAATGCAAGTATTCGGTCCCATTCTGCCAGAAATGGCCGCTCTATTTCGGTTTGTTCGCCCCGCGCCCATAAATTAAGCATATCGAGGCTTGATGTGCCCGTTTGACTTATTGCTATTCCTTTGTTTTCGGTGAAGTCGCGAGGTACTAGTGCGTAGAGTATTCGCTCGTTGAAGAAATTGACTACTTTTATGGGGTCCATGCCCGTCTTGCCCCACTCCATAGGCTTCAATTCTATGCAGTCAGGGTGGGTCAATACCGTACTATTCGACCAATTTTGGCCGATTTTACGACCTTCCATGTAGGCTTTTCTTAAATCCCAGGCATCCGCGTTGATCGGGGCCGCCTCCCCTCTAAATTCTTTTATTATGACGTCGAGGTTGGGAACTCCCGTCCGCATTGCACTCCTCATCAAGCATTTATCTACGAATGCTAGTTTTTTGATGAGTGGGACGAGAGTTACGAAGACAGAATCTCCATCAACATATTCGCTATTTTCGTCTTTGATAACAAGTAGGTTTTCATTTTTTAGTTGGATTGGTTCGCCATAATCGGTCTGGCGCTGCCAATAACTAGTTTCGAAGGTGTTCAGATCGAATACGATGCCTTTTAGTATTTTTCCCGTTACGTATTTTGAGGTGTCGGTAAGTGGGGTGGGTGTAGTATCGAAGGAGTGCATTGGGAGCGATTTGAAGACGACTGGCCCCTTATAAGAGGTTGATATACCGGGGATTTGACCGTCCAGACGCTCGAACAGTTTGGTTCCGTATCGCTTTTTGTCGAGCCAGGCCCGTTCCATCCGTACTAGCGTTTTCATTGCGTAGTTATCGATGGTTTCTACCATAGTTTGCGTTTCTTCTAGCTCTTCCTTTTTCACTTTGTTGACTATTTCGTCGGGCGGTACTACTAGGAGTTCGGCCCCCTCGAAAATGAACTTTTGGAGTTTGGTGACGGTGGCCCGGAGGATGGGTTCGTCCCATATTGCTCGGATGTCCTGGGCGGTGATGTTTTTTGGGTCTTCAAACTCGTCTTCTTGGGTAAATTCCAGGCCGGTTTCGGCTGGTTTTTTTGATTCAGCCGCGAATTGAGTAGCAACTGCACAAGAATTTATAGTGGGTAAATCGTCACGGCGATCTACAGTTGGTGCGGTTGCTTCTATAGTAATGGGTAGGTCGCTGTCGCGATCCACGGCTGCCTTTATAAATTCTTGATAATTCACTACTAATCACTTCCTAAAAAAATTCTTCTATTCCGTCATCTTCTATTTTGAGGTCGCCAGTGTCAAAGGCCATGTCCTGGGCCATAGGATTAAACGTAGATATTTCTCCGATGTTGCCAGTTTTCCATCTTTTTGCGCGCGGTAATCGACCAATACCACTCGAAACTGCATCTACCATATCATCATGTACACCTTTTGTAGGAAATAGACAACATTCCGTAACAAACGGTTTATTCCAAGGAGCACGCACAAGACGCACCATGCCGTTGTAGAGTGCCGCGCTAAAAACGTTAGCACGCGCTTCCTTTGGACCCGTGGGACGGTCACTAAAGGCTGCATATCCACTTAATACCCTCCGTATATAATCATCTGTCAGTATTTTGCCGGACGAGCCTGGCTCCTGTTCCAGGTATATTATGGTGTCGGGGCCGTCGAATTCGGCGGTTTCTTGGATGTATTCTTCGAGTTTACCGGGCGAGAGCCGGTCCCGTCTTATATCCATTATGTAGTAGATGTTGTGGTAGAGGCGGATTTTTGCGCCTACCGTGTAGTCGGGATCATTGTTGGTCCGGGTGCCCGGCTTGAGTTCGGTGGCGGCCAGATCCCAATATCGGACCGTGATGCCTTCTTCGGGCACGTCTTCTTCGTTGATGTAGCAGCGGTCGAACCACTCCTGCTTGAACTTGTTGCCCGATTTTTTGACCCGCCATACACCTTCTTGGAGTTGCATTCTGGTGACGGGATCGGTTTCTTCCAGATTAGCGATGTAACTTTCCTGGTCGATGTGGGGGTTGTCATAGAGTTTGGAGCTTAAGAACCGGCGGCCATTCTCTAAGGGCTGGGGGTCATCGGGCTTGAATCGCTCGTATACCCACTCAGCGCCGGGGCCATCTGGATTAGTGGTCGCGCGCATTCTGAGGGGGATTTTGGAGTCGGTTGGTTTACGCAGTCTGCTAAATAGGTAGGTGTAAAAGCGTTCGATTGGGAACTCTGTTAGTTCTTCGAATCCTATAAAAGAGAAAGCAGCCGACTTGTACCTGTATATGTGGGATTCCGATTCTAGATATCCAAATGTTAAGGTACTTCCAGAGGGGAATAACCATTGGTGGAGGTCTCGTTTGTATTGGGCGGGGGTGTGGGTTAGCCACTCGTGGGAGCGGGGTATGAGGCCTTCAGGCAGGCTTAGATCGGAGTAGGTGCGGCGGAATATGATAGCGTTGTAGTTGGGCTGTTCTACGAATTGGAGGGCCGCCATGAGGAGGTAATCAGATTTTCCGCCCCCAGCCGAACCCCCGAATAGCAGTTCTTTTCGGAAGTCGAGGAGGGCGTCTATCTGTTTTGGGAAGGGCATATGATCTTTGGGGATGTATGGGTTGTCCCAGATCGTTTTTTGAAGTATTTCTTTTTCGAGGTCAGTTAACATATATTATCTCCGAGGGAAAGCTATTTATTTGTATAGGGCGTATATGTGTAATATGGAAATGGAAACTATTTGGCATATCGATAAAGATATCACAATGGAAACAAGAAAGTTGTTGGGTGAATCAGTTGAATATGCATATACTTTGTTTGAAATGAATAGTAGTTCTGATAAACCAAAATCGAATTCACGTTTTGATGAAAGAGATGGTTCTATAAGTTTAGACATTGATAATGTTATTACTCTTGAGAGATTTGATATGGATGGCAAAAAGTATATGAGCGGATCTGCGGATATCTACGGGCCAGAATTTTACAGTATGTGGGATTGTTATATTGATAATTAATTGGTTGGTGTGATGGTATGGTATATGTACGTTTGCCAGATATAAAGAGTATTAAGTGGTATGTGGATTATGAAGACCATGCGAGTGATGCGATTGATAGAATTGTTCGGGTTAGGAGAGAGATTGCAGAGATAGATTATAAATTGTGGAAGCAATTAAAGGACAATGGTTGGTGAATATGATTAATATATTAATATTTTTATAAAACCTTTTATTTTTGTTCATTTTTTTGTGGAGGTGTGCATCAACCCCATCGTTCACTAAAAATCATGGTTCCCAAATTTTCCTAGCTCTAAATTTCTAACAAAATAATTTTATAAAAACTTTTTTTCTTTTTTCTTTTTATTTAAACTTTGCCATGACTTTCTAAATATACAATTGTAAGATATTCAAACCAATAAAATAATAATCGCATAATAATTAAAACTCTAATAGAAAACCAATCATAAAACTAAAATTATAATAACAGATAATTAAATCGCCGCAACGATTTACATCGCGCAGTATTGGCCCGCCTCTTGCCCTGGCGCGATTAACAAGTGTTATTATGTATAGTTGGCCCAGGCCTCGCGATGTGAGGCACCTCACCAACTTATCAAATAAGTTTGTATTCAGTATCTTTTATTTCTTGTTTGTTATTGTTATCGGCCTTGTATTTTGCGTACGAGTCGAGCAGGCTGTCAAGCGATAAATTGACGTTCACGTTAGGGCGATTACTATAACTGTTTATATTTTCATTGCCCTTTATGGAGAGCATGGATTTTACTTGGTCCGACAACAATTTGGACAATTTTATAAATTCGTCGTTTGGCAGGCCTGGCTCAGCCAACCTCTCTTCTATATTTTTAATGTTATCTTCAAGACTTATTAAGTATTCTTTTGTCTTGTCGTTGACAAACTCAGCGATATTGTTCTCTATTTCGGAGATTACGAGTTCGGTTGTGTCGGCTGTCTTCGATTCGTAGCCTTTTATAATAGTTTTAATATATGCCTGGCTGACGACAATGCCATGCTTTTGGAGGATTAGCTCGGCTATCTCTCGCGCAGATTTAAAGGAGTTCGCGCGTATTGTGTCTTTCGCGGCTGGGGTTAGTTTTATCATGATTAATACCTGCAAATATGATAAATCGTTATAAATCTGTTATAACTAGGTTCGTTATTATATTTAGAAAGTTATCAAAGTCCGAGCACCAAAACCGATAGCAAGCGACCTACCGAACTTTAAAAATGTTAGAAAAATACCACCATTAACAATATGTAGTCTCAGTGTCATACATGATTATAAATATTCCAATATATACATTGCACTATATACATCCCTCACCCAAAAACCTTAAATACCAGACCCACCATAGTATAGTATAGAACACAACCCTAAGGAGCTGAAAAGAACAATGACAAAAAAACTATCATACGAAACATACGACGCAAACCGCGCCGAAATAACCGCCGCAATCAACCACTATCAGCGCATCCTCAACAACGAGGAAACCGCAACCCGCCTAAACTGCCCCCTCTGCCAAAAATACAACGTCGGTGAAAGAGAGGATGAGTGCAAGGGCTGTCCCATCTACGAGGTAACCGGCAAGCAATATTGTGAGGATACACCATACATAAAACTTTCTTGTCACACTTTTGATCAACATCCTCATACTAACATCCAAAATCAATGCCAAACCTGCGCAGATCTCATTAACGAGGAAATCGCCTTCCTTCGCTCTCTCCACCCATTTCGGGTGGGCAATATCGTAGAAGTAGTCCGCACATGGACTGAGGATGAAGACAACGCATACGATGCAGGCATTGTACATGATCATCCGACTGGCCCAATTACCAAGATTTCAATGAAAGGAAACTGTAAAATCGGTGGAGTATGGTATCCACCCGTAGTCCTGGAAAACAAGATCTGAAGTTTGGGACGAGTATAACCGCCTGCAAGAAATACTGAAGGACAATATCGAGAAGGAAATTTACAATGATGAGCTTGTTGGGAAAATCAATGCCCTGTATTGGGTCTTAGATTACCCATATGGCTGAAGGAGATTGATAATGAATGTCTCGCGGGTTTCGGGCCAAACGTCTGCGCCGTCAACAAGCAGCCAAACGCTTCATCGCCCAAAAAAACGCGCGATATCGCGCGCGCCTACGATCATTAGAACAGTTTGAAACAGAAAATATATACTGGAGTGAATAAAAATCGATGGATGTGGAATGGACATGGAATTTACATACTGGAAATTGACAAAAGAAGACATTATGGAGCTATTTGACAAACAAATGCTATCATTTGATCAAGCAAATGCTTTAATAACTCAATCTCTGGCCCGCCCAATAGGAGAATTTGATCGAAATATCGTAAAATATTATCTCAACCCATCAAGAACCATTGCAATAACCTCAATTCACTACTATGGTGGTGAACACTTCAATCAACCTCATCATTGGCTGGCCGAAATAATTAGCCATACTGACCCATCACATACCACCAGATTCTTCAATGACCACAAATTAGGACCATATCCAGTATTCACATATTAAAAGAGGTAGATTAAAATGCGCCTTCGGAGAGTTCTGTTTGGACCGGGAGAAATAATATTTTATTTCTCCAATAAAATTGTAGTCTGGGACATAACCGCACATATAAAGGTTGGTGAATATTAATGAAGGAAATATTTGATTTAGAAGTTCTTTCTAAAGAACTTGAGGCATCAGAAGTATTTGAGGACGAAGAAGGAAATAGATATCAATCTATATATTTAGGATCGGTATATAGCGTTATGCCGTCCGGTAAATTTTATATGCCGTTCGCTCATAGTAATCTAGATGTATGTGAAAAGTGCAATGGGTCCGGTAAAATTGATAATCCAAACAAAAAAACCAAATCCTATAATCGAGCCGAAAAACATATTAAACAAATGATTAAAAAGCTATCAAATGGATATTGGAATATGCCAGAAGGATATAGAAATAGATTAGACCTTCTTAGAAAAAGAAAAGCATATTATCAACCATATATAGAGTGTCCTATATGCGGAGGTTGTGGGTTTCCAGAAGCTCATCAGGATGAATTATGGACGGCTCAAGCAGAAAAAGAGCTTGAATCTATAGAAGCATGTCTTCATTATGACGGAGATGATGTATTTATTAACAAATATATATAAATCTTCCTTTTATTTTTAGCATGAATATAGGGATAAACCTATATTCCTAAATATATAAAAGGATAAATTTGAAACAGATCGAAAGCCCTACATGGAGTGATAAAGATATGGATAAATATTTTATGGGAGAAATTGATCTCCCAAATGGAAATACCTCTAAACGACTAATCAAAGCTGATAACCTATCTGATGCTCATGAAAAGATAGAAAAATGTGTACAACGACGCATACAAGACCACGACAAATATAAAATACACTATGGCGACCGGCCCATAGGCTCATTCATAGTCCGCCCTGCTACCACAGAAGAAATATTGGTGGACGATTTAGTAGATTTCGCTGGTGGATGGGATGAGTACAACATACAGGGTTTCGCCGAAGAGATCATTGAAACCGTCTTGGAAACCCTTCCCAAGGAGGCCTTAATCGAAGAGCTGGAACGAAGAAAAGAAGAGGAGGATTACTAGTAGATGCCTAAGAAGCCTCCCCTCACAAAAGAAGAACTTCGGCGACAAGCCGACAAAATACTAGATCCTCAAATGTACACCGAGGAAGGCTACCATCAATATATTAGGGGAAAAGATCTAGCTCTCTACACCTTGGTGTATGGGATGGATATCCAGTTTGTTACAAAGCGAGGATTCCTAGGATTCGGGCGGAAAACCGTCAAAAAAACATTACTTTCCCGCCTGATACGCAATGGCATCTATGATGTATGGGTTTATTTCCCACCCCATAGAAAGCCTCAAGAAACCAAATACTATGGAGATGAAGACGATGAAAAATATTGAAAAAGTTATGATTGTTGGACAGCTAATGAGCATATTGCTATCATCCGCCGTGCTTTATATTTTTTGGATCGGTGGCTGGTGGTAATTTATTTTTTTTTTCGTTTTTCTTTTGGGCCATGATTCTTGAGATTATTATTTCTTTTTCTAGCCCTCTAATCTGCCCAAATTTAGACTTTCTGCCTGCTCAATGGGTGAATATACCTTGATAATTGAAAGTCTCGCTACGGGCCTAAAAATGGCCTTAAAAGCGATGGTGCTTAGGCATAATTATATTTTAGTTTTACTATTTAACTTATTCACATTTTTTTATTATGTCTCTATACGTAAAAACTTTTTTTCATAGTAGGCGATAAAAACTCCGGCATTTTCGGGCTTTTTCCCAGTAGGTCGCCCAGAGGCCGGGATTTTTGGGCCAAATTTCATAGAAAAATAAAAAAAATAATCCCATCCTCCACGCGATTATTTGGGATTATTTTGGCGCAGATATTACTTGTCCGCTTCCACACGGCACGCCCAACTCACATCCACACTACCTAACTTATTAATCATTGATGAATGCTATAGGTTGGAATCGAACCAACATCCTATCGGTTACAGGCAGATTGCACTACTATTTGTGTTTCTATAGCACACCTTTATAAAGTTCCGAATATTTTATCAACTGGATATCTATCTTTGATATATCGGGCCAGACCTTTATGTCCCTCCAACACTTTAGCATCAGAAGGGAATTTCAACCTCAATATGATTGGTCGCCCGGTTTGCTTGCTAAACCTAGCCGCCTCATTCACATCTACCCACGCCCTCACTGGCGGTTTAATGTACCCAGCCTGAATGTAGTGAGATAGTTTGCTGGCCCCACATACATGATATACTACTGTCATAATGGATCTAATGGGGTTCGAACCCATAACAGCGCGAGAGTTGAACCCCCGCTGGCCCCATTAGCCTGTAGATCCCGTAGATGGCAGATCTGGTGCACCAGACTTTACAGTTAAAACCTATCATGCTCAGTTTAGATCTAGCGTGTTTGGTCCTCCACGCAGTGCAACTACCGAACTATGCTCGCATAGATCTAACCGCTGCCACCAATAACTACTACGACTTTCTAGAATAAATAACTGTCGCTCTATGATAATATAATAAAAAATATAATTATAATGATGCCTGGGTTAATGATACCCCTGGGGTAATGATGCACTCCTGGGTATATGATGCAGTTTGGCCCCCTGCCTCAATGATGCAAAAATATGATGCCTGGTATTATGATGCAGAAATTTTGTGCCCGGAGGATTCTACTCCGGGAAAGTTTTGATTGATGCCTGGTCCTTTGACAGTCTCATGAACCCGGCTGCATCTATGGTGGCTTTGGCGCTCCGGCTCATACCTTCGATGGTATTTTCCAGCACCATCAAATTCTTGCGCGCCTCTTCTACAATTTCGTCCAAGAACTTGATGATATCGTCGTCATCGTCGGGAAGATACCCGGCCTGGATATCTGTAGACTGGAGCTTGTCAATCATGCTCTGAAGCTCAGCGATCTCTTCTCCTAAATAACCCATCATTCTGCCATTCTTTTCAACAAAGGCTTCATAGCCGCCGTTTATTACCATTGATACTAATTTTGCGTCCGTATTAATTCTTTCATCTGCCATTTAAATCACCTTTCATGTATACATGCTTGAGCATGCTAACGGCGGGTCGCCAAACATTTTCTTATAACATGCGTGGCATATAAATATCTCTTCTTCAATATCCTCATCCTCCACCCATACTATGTCAGTTGACCCACATATTTCGCAAACTTCCATTGTAGCACGCCCATCTATTCGGCATTATTATGGGTCGTTGGTATAGTGGACATGCAGACACGACCCGCCATCTACATGCCTAACTTCGCGAAGCGGAAAGTTAGTTACCGGCCAACTTTCCAATAACCATAGGGGGCGTCGATCCCCCATCCCGTCCACCGTATGGTTCATAAATTACTGCGGCAATTTACACCACCACATGACAGTCCTCACATTCTTGTTCGGCCCGGTTGTTGATGCGTATCAATCCACCGCAAAATTCACATCTGGAATCATCATAGTAGTAATAGGTATTTTCGGGAGCTTCTTTGTCTTCCACTGTGACCAGAGTATCTACTTTGCAGCCCACTTTGGAGTGATGTTCTGTCGCGAATACATGTCGTGTATGGTCTGGATTCATCATCGACCCCACTTTGCAACCTTTTCCAAACCATTCTAGCAAATTGTTGATTTCAGGATCTATACTACCATCTTTCCTACACTTATATACTACATCTCCACTCGACCTTCGCATTTTGTTGCGTTTTCCACTCAAACATCCACAACTTGTAGTGTGTCCACTTAAAAGGTTACTGCTTCTGACAACAACCTTTCGCCCACATTGACATTTACATGAATAGTATAGGTTGCCCTTTTTATCTTTATGATCAAATTTTATTACTTCGAGTATTCCATATATGTTTCCAATTTCTATTTTAGGACGTTTATCTGATGCATATAACCATACTCGTTTCATTTCAGTGGAGCGATTTAAACACATTCTACGATTAGGATTATATCTACTATTTTCATAACATTTCCACTCATATTCACACCAGGGACACTCATTAATTAAAATCGATTTGCTTCGTTCCTTGGGTAGCATTACATCTTCTATGAACTTATTCTTCAATGATTTTACCTTATTTAGTTCATCCCATGTACAATAATTTTCTTCCCATTTCACCATTTAATATCACAAAAAAAGTATTACAGGTTTATAATATATAAAGCTATGTTTTTAAAATAATCCTCTTTTTCGATGGTTGCGATAGATTTTTTTGGCCCGCCTAAAAAAAGTAAGTTGTTCATCTGTGAAGAGTGTTCCTGACTCACTAGCCAGGAACTCGTCGTGGCAATCTACATCTTATCTTTATGTAAATTGCTAGAGTCTCGCCTTTAGCAATTTGCTGTCATTAGATTAGATGTTTCCTGCTTCATCCCTCAGATTTTGTTTGCAAGTCCACAGGCCCTACGGAGCTGCCCGCCCCTGACTCCTCAGGCGGTATTATGATCATCGCTTCGCATCCTCATTCTTCCCAAGGAGGGAGATAGTCAATATTCCCATATTTAAGTGCATCTATATATCCATTTTTATTTAAATATGAAAGATAAGAATTGTCTTCCTCCGGCCATTCGATGGTTGTTTTTCTTCCACAATATGGGCAGTACCGCATTTGTCCGGGCCGATATATTCCCACATATGTAATACTCATGGGTGTTGGTTCACGGTTTACAACTCCGTGCCGATCACACTTAGTGATTATATCGCTCATCGCATCTCCTCCGCCCAAACTGCCGCGATGTATGCCGCCAACAAGTTCTTCAGCCGAGTAGCCTCATAAAATCTGTCTGTCATTTAATCCATCCTCATCCCGATTTTTTCATTTTAATATATTCTTCTAATATTTTATCTTGGTCTAAACTTGTCTGCATTATTTTCTAGCCTGATGAAAATTAACTGCATTAGGCGGGAGTTTCTTCTTAAACGTATTCCATTGGGGTTGTGGACTACAAGTAAACTCTGACTGCGGCCCTCGTAGCCAGGTTCCCACACAGCAGTTTCCATAGTAGCGCCCATTCGGAGCAAGGATGATCTTGGGCGGGCTATCGCCATAACATCAGGCGGAACTTCTATAACCTCGTTAAAGGTCACTAGGTAGGCTCCTGGGTCGAGCCACAACCACCCGGCCCGCACTAGAGTTCGGTCGGGAAACACTAACTGACGAATGTCGGGGAGTTTCCTATCGTCATTGGAGAATGCAAGTTGGCCCGCTGACAGAAACTCATGAATGGTTTTTAGCGTAAGCTCCACCCCGCACATCTGAATTTGTTTATCTTCACCAACCATATTTGATACCATGCTGTCCAAATTTTTAGTTATTACTGCCATCAATCTCGCTCCAAATATCCGTTGTTGATCAGCCATTGGATAGGCTCTTCCCATGCCTGTTCCTCGTTTTTGGTATAAAATGTTAATACGTGGCCGCCTATTTCCAACCTAGTATAAATATATCGTTTATTTTGTTTTGAGTAAAACGCTATATTTTTCGATATATCTTTTTTGGCGTGCCCAAATTCTCGTAGCTCATTCACATATCTGGACTTCATTATGTATCCTCTCCATCAACATCCCATAAATCAGGGCGGTATAACAGATAATATCTCCGCACTTTTCTATTATAAACTCTTCGGTCAGGTTTTCATCGCGGCCATTCTGAAGATCATTTATCATCTTTTTTAGTGACATATCGTGTTTTAGGCGATATCGCCGGGCGATCTCCTCAGGAATTACGCCTTCGACTTTGGCCGCTTCTCGAAACGCCTCAAATGCATCCCCATGCCCCGCATATTCAACATCTTTTCGCACCAAAGTATCAAAACAATCCTCAAATAATATCGCAACTTGTTTTTCAAACGCCGTATACGTTACGGCCTCTGTTTGAGTTTTTAGAACTTGCTCACACTCTTCTTCATAATCTATATCTTTTTTATCAACATCTTCCGTCGAATTAATAACGTAGTGTAACATTTTTCACTCCTCGTATATGTGGGCGGAAACTGCGAATACTGTTAGCTCGCCCATTGGAACCCCAACTTGTTTTGCCACATATTCTATTAATTTGCTCAGTCCGTACAGGTTTTGTGGGGCGGCCCGCTTTACATCCCAAGACCGAAATACAGCGGTTAGGTGGAGCTTTCCATCGCGAATGAGAAAGTTCACTAGCTGTAGGCATGGTATACTATCTTCATACATATCCAAATCTGGGTCATATGTAATAGCAAATGCTCGTCTAGAAGTAGGTTCTGCGTTCAATTTCTTAATTATATATGCAATTTGACTACTCTCCCAGCTACAATATGGATAGTTAAACAATCTTTCTCCGTATGTGTACCTGAACCCATCGGGCATAGATGTGTTTGGTGATAGTATTTCTCTTGTTACATATTCATCGAGGGCGGGGAGTTTCCAGCCGGTGTTAGGGATGGGCCAATTTTGGGGATTACATGGATCAGTTATTGTGATCTGAATATTTCTCATTTCTTTTGTGGCATACCCATTCTCATCAATAACCCTATCACCAGACTGTGCTATCATTCCTACTATGTATCGGTAGGCTAGTTCAGGCGTCTTAAAGCGTGTATTCATTATCACTCGTGACATCTCATCTTCCACCATATTATGTAAATTGCTAGGGATCTCAGCTCTATCCTTCTGTAGTGGCTGAGGTTCGTGGCAATCTACATCTTATCTTTATGTAAATTGCTAGAACTGGTATAGTCCATAGTGATGATGTGCTCATGTAGTGGCAATCTACATCTTATCTTTATGTAAATTGCTAGCTCGTGTGCCTCGTGGCCCTCATCGCTTCCCATTGAAGTGGCAATCTACATCTTATCTTTATGTAAATTGCTAGGGTATCGCCCTTTGCAATCTGTAGCAATTTATCATTAGATTCGATGCTTCCTGCTTCATCCTTGGGCTGTTGCCCACATGTCCACAGGCCCTACGGAGCTGCCCGCCCCTGACTACTTAAGTTATTGTGATGTATGCTTATATACCTTTGGTATTTAGCTGTTCAATTCCAAGTGCTTTTATGTTTATGGCTGCGTTGATGTCGCGGTCATGGGCCGTGCCACATCGAGGGCAGGTCCACTCTCTCACATCAAGAGTCAACTCATCCAGTTTGTAGCCACAACTATGACAGGTCTTGGATGACGGTTCCCATCGACCAATCTGGACCACGGTTTTGCCCGCCCAGTCCGCTTTGTACTTGATCTGCCTCATAAATTCTGACCAGCCAGCATCTGATATCGACTTTGCTAGATGATGGTTTTTAACCATGCCTTTGATGTTCAAAGATTCCAAGACTATCGCGTCATGGTCATCGACCAACTGCCGAGATAGTTTGTGCTGGAAGTCAACTCGCTTGTTTGCTATTTTTTCATGGATTCTAGCAACTTTTATTCGTGCCTTATCGCGATTCTTAGAACCTTTCTGTTTCCGGTCCATCCGTCGCTGAAGAACCTTAAGCCTGGTCTCGGATTCTCTAAGAGGCTGAAGTCCATCGATCTTCGTGCCGTCGGACGTACTGATGTAGGATTTTAGGCCCACGTCAACGCCTAATACTCGGTCGCGTGATATGGTTTTGGTTAATGGCGTGTCCATGCCATCGTCGATCTGGAAAGATATGTAGTACTTACCACTCTTGGTTTTCGATATGGTAGTAGTTCCTATCTTTCCATCTATTGATCGGTGGAGTCGAACCTCGACGTTCTTAAGACCGGGAACAGACACCAGGCCCGTTCGGGTATCCAGCC